TACCTCAGACCTTTGATTTGACTACCGATACAGCGGATGAATTAAAAGCCAAATGGCCTGAAGGTTTACCTAAAGAATAGCTGAATTAAAAGGATAAATGTGGTATAATATATAAGTAAACAAAAGGGTAGGAGGAAAGATATGTCAAATATAGATGTGGAACAAGATTTGGAACAAGTAAATAAGCAACTAGAAGAATTGGTGGGTCAATTAAATGCCCTGAATACCCAACGAGAACAACTTACACAACAGATTCATAACCTTAATGGCATAGCCATGTACTTGAGGGGCAAGCAAGAAGCAGCACCAGAAAGTATTAACGGGGTTGTAGATGAAGATAGTTTTGAGCGAAGCGAACAATACCCATCTGAAGTAATAGCTTCATAAGGAGAAACAATGCCCTCATCAGCAGGATTGGAATTTGATACAATATTTAAAGCTACGTCAGCTAATAGTGGCTTTACAAATATAACTCAAGAGATGCAATCCCCTTTGGGAACTGCTACTACTATATTTGATACAGCTAGTCATTATCTCTATTTGGGGGATGCCAATAGATTTGACTTGGCTGTATTTGATTTAGCTACTTCAGGTAGTCTAGGTGCTTTAACCTGGGAATTTTCTGATGGGAGTAATGGTTGGACTGCTTTTACACCTTCGTCAGGTAGGCTTTCACGGGATGTGAATGACCCTCTTGCAGGAGTAGGATATGCCTTTAGTCGGGATGGGGTAGAAATGTTCCCATCTAATCAGCTTAGTAGTTGGGGTACACAAGCTGTAAATAGCCAAACTAAGTATTGGATTAGGGTTACCCCAGCTACAGTAGACACTGTGCCTCAAGTATATCGTATGCAGAAGCGTCCGTATGCTACATATTGTAGTACACAGGATGTTTTCAACTTCTTACAGCTAGGAAATATAACTGGGACTGCTGATTTTACAACAACTACAACACCTACTAAAGATACAGTAGAACAATATATTCAATCAGCTGAATCTAGAGTGGACTACCTTACCCGTAAATCGTGGAGGCCAAACTATGTTGCTGAAGAGTACCATGATTTTAATCTCAATGGGTTTAAATTAGATAGACCTGACCCCACTAGGATTCTACGCCTATCTATTTGGGATGGTTCTGATTGGGAGACTAAAACTGCTGGACGTAAAAATGAATATTTCCTACTTCCAGAACTTGGCATGGTACAGTTCTCTAGGTATTTCTTACTGCCTGCACGATTTATGTCATACAATGCACCAGTATGGAGATTTGGTGGTGGAGAATTTATGATGCCTGTTAAAGTTGATTACTTATCTGGACGAGATATACATGCTGATGCTAGAGAAGCAGGAATTGTATTTGATTCTACTAGAAAACTAGTAGCTATTGAAGTCTTAAGAAGTGCAGACTTCGGGAATTTAGTAGTGAGTGGAACTGATAGGATGCAAATAGCTCAGAAAATTGATTCGTGGTCAATGGAAGTTGAGCTTCTGCTAGATTCTATGAGAGCCTTTGAGACTTTCTAATGCCTAATACTGAACCATTACCAGCTAGTGATGTACTAGATATCTTAGATGCTACTTGGACTTATGCTAATGTTTCAGGTAGTACTAAAAAGCCTGGATTTGTAGAAGTTACAGGGGCTGGTGACCCACTACGTATTGATTTAAACGTGAATGACCAGATAGTAGGTAAGGCAGGTAATCCTGCGGTAGATGAACAGCCCATAGGAAACTATAAATACGGTAATAGAAATTATATGGTTGAGTTACAAGTATATACTTTAGCAGATAGGCAGAGATTATATGATGTTATGAGAGAGGTTAGACGGATACTCCACGTAAAGGTACATGGCCTAGCTAACTTCCAAAGAGTAAGATTCCTTAGCTTTTCAGAGCTTACACAAGAACAAGTAAACTTGTGGACAGGCGTGATTACTATCCAACTAGAAAACAAAGCAGTCCTTTTGGAAACCACTTAATTTAGAGTATAATATATAAGTAGGTATTGACTACGGAGGGGAAACTATGGCTGTCTTACGACCAGACCAGGCACAACTAACAATAATGAGGGAAACATCTTCGGGTGCAGATCCAGATAGATTAGCCATTACAAATGTAAGAACAGGGTCAGGAGCTGATACAGTTCTTGATGCCGATGGCCCTGCAAATTACCCGCCTGGCACAACTAAAATTTATGTTAGTGATACACGATTAAAAGAGCCAGGAGATTTTATTACAATTGGCCCCCCCACACCTACAGATGCTAATGGGTCAGTTCCTAATACGAATGCAACTGCTCATTCAGGGCATACTGAAATCAGACGTATAGAGCATGTAGAACAAGATAGTGGAACTGGTAATAAAGGATGGTTTTTTCTAGACAGACCATTGGCATTTAATCATAACCAAGTCAATTACAGTGGGGGTTCAGCTACAAGAGTTCAACCCGTTCTCAGTATATTATCTCCTGATGCAGATGTGCTTTTAGCAACGTCTAAACATATTAAGTTTGTTCCTGGGGTATATGATACTATTGATACTCCTGATCCAGTTATGGCTATTGAACCTAGATATTTCTTAGGTCAATCTTCTATGCGTAACTTTACTAGTGTGTATTCAGGTCAGCATACTTATCAAGGTGCTTTGAATGGAATCATTCTTCTAAATGGGTGGCCTCTTAGATGGGGAATTGGTACAGAAGTTCCAATTCCTAGACAACTAACAGACACTAATCTAAATGTTACTGGAGGTATTTCACCTGGGGATGTTTGGGTTAAAACTAGCAATACTGCTCATACTGGTGCTAATTGGGCAATAGGTGCACCCCATTTCGTTGGGTATCAAGCTGATGGGTATAATCTAACGGAAATAGACCCTTCTTTAGCTACGGCTACTAATCCACCTGAAATAAATGTGGTTAAAAGAATTGTCCCAAGTAATGCTTGGGTAGAATATGAGCATCCCTTTAAGTATAGTCATCCTAACCTTGCCGATATACATCTGGTAACTCCTGAATCTGGAGTTACTCATTATATTTTAGAACAGAATGATTTAGATTCCTTATGCCTACATTTGGGCATGAAAGACAGCGTGGAAAATAACCTACAACGTTTTGATAGACGCTGGCTTGGCGGAAAAGTAGGAGCCATGTCCATATTGGCTGAAGAAGGGGGGCTTCTAACAGTCAACTGGGATAGTCTTGTATTTAAAGACATGATTCATAATCAGGCTTCACATACGGCTGGGGTATCGAGGTATCCAAATGCAGGAGAAATGGCAGTAGAAGATGGAACCATACTCGCAGCCCAAGGAATGCCTGGATATGCCATCATGAATAAGTATGATGTAGCTGATATAAAACTCCCAACTACAGAACCCTACTATTTCTCTGGTGGGTCTGTTAAATTAATAGATGGTACTGAATTTGCGAGGGTGAGAGGATTTAATATTGCTATCAATAATAATGAAGACCCCCGCTATTATATAGGACAGAGGCATGGTGATCATAAAGGGCCATCAGAAATTAGAGAACAACGCCGTGAATATTCTATGACTTGTACTCTAGCTCTTCCAGATACAGGGTCAAATACTGTTGTAGGAACAGCTACAAATCTTGATAAAGCTACTTCTTTATTTAAAGAGTTATTGTTAGAAGGTAGATATACTGCTAACGGGGGTCATGCAGGTTTTGCTATAAGTCTTAAATTTGTACGGGGCACATTTCAGGATAACGGTGCACATACCTGGGAAGATGCCATTTGGATAGACATTCCTGGGCTAGATAGAAGCGACCTTACCACCGAATTTTCTGGTCATCATGGGACTCTTGCTTCAGGAGATCATGATCCTGGCAGTTTAGGCAAAGCTCTTTCAGGAACTGTTAACAGTGGTGGTGCATTCATTAGGTCTGCTCCACACACGATTACAACAGATGCTCCCCTACAAGTAGCCGTAGACATGATATTTAGAAATATGACAATAGTTGTAAGAGATCAAGAAGCGTATTATCCATAGGAGGTAAGTATGTCCACTAAACAAAAAAAGAGTACAGCAGCGAGTGAAGGGGTAGAATTTGATGTTTCTAAGTATCTAATTTCTTCTGATGTTGAAATTAAAATCCTTTCCATTCCTGAAACGGGTGATGAAATTGAGCTTCAGGTGAAACCCATACCCTGGAGTAAGCGGAATAAAATCATATCTGAATGTTTAAAATGGCAGGACGGTGGTCAAGTAGACTTTGATGGTGATGGATATGTTAAAGCCTGTTTAGCTCAGATGATTGTAAAAGCTCCGTGGGGCGTTACGGATGAGCGTTTTCTATCATCCATTGATTCACGGTTAGGGGCAGCTCTGGAAAGTCTTGTACCCAAGGCTTTTGGAGAAGACCAAGCCCAAAGTGTGGATGCCCTAAAAAAAGGATAGCTAGAAATATAAGGGGGGTGCCAGAAAAGAACTTAGCACATAATTTTACAGACGTATATTGGATTACTATCATCTCATTGTTAAAGATGAAGATTCCGTGGGAATTAATTGTAAGTGCTAGTGATGATGATATGCAGCATATATTAGCCACTATTCAGGCTCTAACGGATTATGAACAAGAACTTCAAGACAGGGCAAATAGCCAGCAACAAAACAGAATGACATAATTATAGGACTGTATATATGACAACCCAACAAGGTGGCGATACAACAATTGGTAAAATAATTTTAGAGATGGCTGGAGGTGCTGATGCCCCTGGCGGTGCTGTTGACCCTTCGGATGTAAAACAGTCTAATGACACACGTACTGATAATAGAGAGGTAGAAAAAGCACGAAGTAAGGATACCAAGTCTTTAGATAGTATAAACAAAAAAACTTCTGGCTATGTACGTAATACTTTAGGTATTAATATAGGTATTGCTTCTATCTTAAAGCAGTCCCAAATTTTTACTGGTACACTAGGAACCATTTTCCAAATCTTGGGTGCTCTCGTTGATGTTATCTTAGCACCATTTATGCCTCTAATAGTTGCAGCTCTAAAGAGTATGGCTGCTAATATTCCTGGGATTCAAGCGAAGGCTGAACAAATAGTTGGGGTGATTGTTAAAGTAATTCAAGCAATTGCTAAAGGTGTCAGGTTTATTACGAGTTTTCTCCCTGGTAAGGTTGGCACTGTACTAAAGGATATATTTCAGTACTTTATAATTGGAGTCTTTTTAGCTAAATTACTAGGGGGTTTTAAGATACTGGGGCTGCTTCGGAAGAAAGGCGAAACAGTCACGGTTACTTGGCTAATGAAAATATATAGTGCACTTGTAACACGAGGTGGCGGCGGGGGCGGCCCATACGGGCCACCTGTCACAGGAGGTGGTGGAAGTAGAATGGGGAGAATGGCAAGAGGAGTAGGTATGCGTGGAGGTGCTGGTCTAATGGGTGCTGGTCTGGTAGCAGGTGGTGCGATGACAGGAGGTGGAACAGGACTGGCGATGGGAATAGGAGGAGGTGCCTTGACGGGTGCTATGATAGGCTCTGCGATTCCTGGGATAGGTACTGCAATAGGAGCTGTTGCTGGTGCAGCTATTGGTGGAGCCTTGGTTTTGATGGCTAATAAATCAAATGATGAACAAACGGCTGTGAATCGCAACCCAGATTTATATAACGTGAACACTGCTAATCAGCGAATGCCCATGTCATGGAGGTCGTAAGCAGATGGATTTAGCTGTTCTTTTAAAACATGTAAACTCTGAAACGGGTAGTGCTGTTACAACTACGTATGCTCTTAAAGTAGACAGCCTTACAATATCTATTGCTAAGACACCTATCCAAATCCCCATTCCTCAGAATAGTCCAGCATTAGTAGACTTTGGTATATTTCGTCCGTCTATTACTTTATCTGCTGTAGTAGAAAATGCTCCAGTAAATACAACTACAGTCCTAGGATATGAGGGTATGGAAGCTATAACTCATCAAAGCCTACAATACTATATTCCTTATAAGAATAAATTAGAAGATGCAATATATACTTGGGTTGCTGATGATAACAATGTACTGACTATGATTATAGGAGATGATACTTATCCCATATTTGATAGAGATTCTACTGGTGCGCCAGTAACGGGTGCAGGCAATAACCCACAGGCTACAGGGGGTGCTAGTTATGTCGTAGCTCTTCAGCAAGCTAGATTTCAATTAGATGCGGGTAGAGAGGATAGGTGGATTGTCCAAATGCAGTTTGTATGTGAAGCTAGATTTGATACCAAGACTAGAATTTTTAGTTAGGAGAGAATAGATGGCTGGAAATTTAACGGTTTTATACTTCGATGATACGGACGCAACTGCGTCTAATCATAAATGGGTACAATTAAAGAATCGCGTTACTAATCCTGCTTATAATGATGCAGCAGCAATTACAAACGCTAATCTTCCCTATCAATATAGTGGGGGAAGCCCCGTTATTTCGTGCAGAATTACGGATGATATTGGGCTTCCACTAGAATGTAATCTTATTATTAATAACAGGCAAACAGTTCGTAAAGCTTATGAAATTGATTCATTACATCCACTAGCCTTTGCTTCAAACCCCCTGGCAAATGGACAGGTAAATCAATTTAATGCCCTACTTCCTGAACTTACTCGTATTATTGTACATGATGCATCAAATTTTATGACCTTGTTTGTTGGAAGAATACATAAATCTGAGGAGCCTTTCCTTGCAAATCTAGGTACAACTTTAAAGCTTACTTGTTTTGATGTTCTACAAGATTTAGTAGGAGCTAACACCAAGAATTTTAGTACTGAGGAAAGAAAAACAAAGTTGAGGGGGGTTGGAGATTCTAATGGGCAAGGTACAACTATAACAAACGGCCCAGGTAATTACCCCTATAATATTTCTCGTAGATTAGATCAGATTAAAGATTTCATTCTTAAAGCTACTTATGGTACAGCTACTACCCAAGCCATAGGATATGTAGATCATAAGATTGATAATGGTTCTAGTTATATTAAAGCTTTTCAGAGAGATGAACTTAGAGATAATTCTAAGGAAGATGCTGATGACTCGTATGGTAAAGTCATTATTGCAGCCAATGATACAGATATTTTAAGGCGTATACAAATCCTAGCACAGTCGGAACGTTGGTATATAGACGCTAGTACAGCAGGAATTGGTTTTGAATTTTTCTTAGATGCAACAAGGACTACCCCTATCCATGCGTTAAGTACTGTTCCTCAACAAGATTTTACTTATTTTAGGAAGGGTCACTATTCGACCTCAAGTCCCGAAACGTATGGTTTAACAGCTAAGTATGCTCTAACAGAAAGTGTTGATGATAATCAAACTACGAGTAATGATATAATTCGTAATATGTTTAATGACTTTAATTTTGCAGGATTCTCAGAAGATATTGTAACACATGTAGCTATAACCCATAAAGGTCGTACAGAATATAGAATAGATGTATCAGGAAACTATGATAGAAGACAGGGTACACCTGAAGGGAGTAAAAATCTTGGGGGAACTTCTGATAAGTACCCAGGCGTTAAAGGGGATAAACCAGCCTCCGCACGAATTGATGTCTTTACCCTACTATATATAAAGCCCCTAATTGAAAACGGGACTATAGGTACTTTTAGGTATGCCCAACCTATAAGAGCGGATGGTGCCTCTTCTAGTCTAGTAGAGGGCGATTTCGATGTTCGTTCTATTCAGCAGGTAACATCTTTACATAAAAGTAATGGGGTAGATTCTGGTGTGTTTACGCAGACTGGTGAATCTGAGGGTGCTCAAACAACTGCTAATACTAACGCTAAACAGTTTTTTGAGGGGTCAACTAAAACATGGATAGGAAATATTCAGTATTCAGATATAGATGCTAATGGGAACCCCTATATTATCATAACAGAACCTCAAGACGATATAATAGCAACTTTATCTGAAAACGATATCTTATATGAAAGAGGGTGGACAACTGGGCAGGAAGATGCTGGTGGTACATATACTCCTACATATATTGCTTGTAAATTTAAGTCTTCGCCAGTAACTGACCAACAAATAAAAAAGTTTGCTTATAGTGATATAGCGGAATTCGGTGGTGGGCCAGATGAATACTATGCTTATATAAGAATGAATGCTAGTACTAGGTTAGCAGGTGGTAATAACGATAAAATTGCACGGATGAGAAGTGGCATGTTTAGAATTAAAGATTGGCCTCATATGAGATGGACAGGTGAAGCTCAAAGTGGCACCAGCACTTCCTCGTTAAAACCTGTTATAGCAGCGACTAAAACTCCCCTTGACTATGGAATGCGACGAGGCTGTTCGGTGATTAAAGAGAGTAGCTCTGGGGTATTTGCAGGGTATATAAGTGCAATTGATACTAGTAATGATGCACTTACAGTCAATCTTTTTAAGACATCTCTATTAGGTACTACTAGTGAATCATCTACAGGTGTAGGTGGCTGGGCAGTAGATGATATATATAATATATATGTTCCTTTAAGGTCAGGCATGGCTATACGAGTTGATAATGCTACGGCTGTAACTGTAGGTGACCATTTAATAACAAGTATTATCTATGAATGGGATAATGGTCACGTTAGTTCTGAAATTGGTACTGTTGGTATTAATGATAAAGTCATGTACAAAACAGCTAAGAAGTTAATTTCTCAGCAAGTTCCGTCCATAGTTGAACTAGCTGAATCCACAACCCAAGATGCAATGGCGTTAGCTTCCGGTGCTTATGAAGCTAGAGGTATGGTATGGTGGCATGACCATGCCTATGGTGCTGCCCCTAACCTAGCTGCTGCGACTCTCCGTGATTATAACTCCTTTTCTTGGTCAGGTGGGTTGATTAAAGTTCATTCTGTATCTAGTCACCCAGGCCGTAGGTTTCAATTAAATCCTGGGAGTACGGATGCTGCCTTAACTGCTGCGGCATATCCTTCCCCTATGCAAGCTAATAAGCAATATGTGTTATACTTTGATCGGAATGCAGAAAAAGCTGATGGTACATATGATGTTCAAGCGGCTGAACTTACTCATGATGATGATGGGTATTCCAAGGCTCCTAGTTTTATTAACCTAGCCTATTTAACAATTGGTACAAATGAAGATGCTGGCTCTAAAGAGATTAAAGGAAACTTTAATGTGGATGGGTCTTTATACACTGTAAACATACCTTTTGATGGGTCTTCAGGTAATGGTATGGGTATGGTAAATATCCACTTTATGAACACTTTTTCAAATGTACTAGGAGTGGATAGTCAAGTTATTGAAGCCTCTAGAATTATACAACCTAACTCTATGACTACGGCTTTACTTGCAAAAGGAACAAGACCGTGGACTTCTAATCTAGCTGTTAAGCCAAGGAATAATCTTTATAATCAGGTTATGTGGGATAATGGTTCTTCTGGTGGAGCATCTACGTTAACCTTTGGTAATGATGATGTAGTTACAATTTCCGCAGGTAATACGGGCAACTTAGCAAATAATAGTACTAACTATATGTACCTAGATGGCACAAGTGCGGGTCTTACGGGAACCCTCCCAGTTTCCTTCACTACTACTCATGCGACTGCTACAGGAGATTCTAAAGTATTATTAGGGCTAGTCGTAGTTGGGGCTGATGCAACTCAAAAATCTCCTACAATTCTTCCCTTTAATTCTAAAGCACCCACGATTAATGCCACAGTTATAGCAGCAGATGCAATTATTGCTACCCATGTTCAAGCAGGTACACTAGATACTGGTAAATTAACTGTAGCTGCCCGTGCCGAGATTTCCGAAAAGACAATAACTACAGCCTCAACTAGTACTCCAAGCAATCCTCGTCATAATGATGTTTGGTTTGACCTGAACACGTCACCTGTAGTAATTAAAGTTTATGATTCGACAACCTCTACATGGGAAATAAGAAATGCTAATGCCCCAGAAGGGGAAAAGGGTGCCACCCTTTTCCAAATAGAAGGAACAGCAACCACCCCTGTATCTTTTGCTGCGGGTGATATATGGATAAAAACTAGTACACAGGTACAATATATAGCTAGTGCGGCTGGTGTTAGTGGTATAGTTACTTCTGGAAATGGCTGGTATAAGCATGACTATATGGATGCCATTAATAACGGGAGTACTACCATTGATGGCGGGTTAGTAAATACCGCCAGAATTATATTAAAGCAGAACGGTGCTGCTATTGATGGCCTCTTTATGACCGGTGCCACAGCCTTCTCTCCTGCTAGTGGTCAAAGCTATATTGATATGAGTCATACTTCTATCAAAGGTGTTAGCAGAGCTAGTACAACAGACACGACACAGTTTGAACTTAAAGCAACTGACGGTAAAGCCTACTTCATAGGTGGGGCTGCTGTAATTGATGTTGATGGTTTGTCTATCTATAATAATGCCACCCAAAGTGTAAAAAGGTCAAAGTTAGCTATAACATCTGGCCTACAATTAGAAAACAGTGTAAATTCTGGGGTTTGGTGGAACGAGGCTGGTGAGTCTAATGTTTCGTCTGCCCAGATTTATACTACTGGGACAGGTAGCTTAACGTATGGTTCAGGTGATGAGTTTTACATAACCACTTCTCCTAATGACCTAATTCTTACATCTTTTAGCCAAGATATTGCATTCTATCCTGACCCCCTAAAGGGTAAAGTAGCTATTGGTAATAGACCTCTAGTCTTTATGGAAAGTGGTGATTATGCTCAAGCTACTGGATCATCTTCATCTAAATTACACGACTCCAGTGATGGTAATTATGTAGGATTGGATAGGGTCAAGGAGGCCAACCCAACATATAGCATGATTTATCAGATTCCTTATAGCGGTGGCGGCGCAGGGAAAGTCTTGGCTTTAAAAAGCGGAACTTTTACTGGGTCGGGAACTACCACTAGTCCTTATATTTGGGATTTAGAATGGGTAACTAATAGCGGCAGCGGCGGCAGTGGAACAGTAACATCAGTAGCTACATCAGGAGCCATTACTGGTGGCCCCATTACAGCTACTGGTACTATTAGCCACACTACTGGTAATCAGTATGAACATATTCCTCCTTGGGGTTCATCGGGGCAGCTGCTGGTCTGGTCTACTACTGGAGCGGCTACTTGGCAAGCTCCTTCTGTGCATGGAACACACAGTGATACTACTTATACAGCGGGTTCTGGGCTTTCATTGTCTGGTACAGAGTTTAGTACTACGGGTAGCAGTAGTGGCGTAGGATTAGGAGATAATCCTACTTGGACAGGCGCACATACATGGACAAGTACAATGAGTGTGGATGATGGTACGTCAAGTGCACTAAGTATTCGTAGAAGGGCTGATACTACTACTGGATTGTACTTCTATACCTCTGGTTTATATAAGGGTCTGGTCTGTAGAGGTAATGGTAGAGACTTGTGGTGGGCAACTAGTGATGGTACTAACGATTGGATGACTATAGATTCTCATATAGATATGAATAATTACACTATCACGGACTGTTATGAAGTAAGAGCTGGTGATGGTTCTGCTGGTGACCCTTCACATACATTTGATGACCACTTAACTTCCGGTATGTATTATGATTCTGGAGTAGCTATTAGTGCCGGTGGCAGTATCCAAATGAGATTTACAACTACTGACGTAACTGTCATGAATGATATATACCCTTCTGCTAGTGGTACTTACTACTTAGGAAAAGGTTCCAAAAGATGGGCACGACTGTACTCATCGTTAGCTACTGACGTTTCGTCGGACGCAGGCTTAAAAGAAAATAAAGTAGCTATTACGAAGGGCTTAGATTTTATCACTAGATTAAACCCCATAACATTTAATCGAGTCGATAGAACTGAAATTGAGTTTGGGTTTACGGCTCAAGAAATGAAACAAGCTGTTTTGGATTCTGGGTATACCGAAGATATGGCTGTGTATTCAGAAGTTACTGATGCAGACACAGGGGTTGTTGATTGGGGCATTGCATATGAATCATTAGTTGCCCCATTAGTAGCAGCAATTAAAGAATTAAAAGAAAGAATAGAAGTTTTGGAGGGGAATTAAATGGCTCAAAATATCACAATCGAACTAACAGATGCTCAATGGGCTTTGGTAGTAGAACACGGTGGGGAGGCTTTCCAGATTCCAGATACCTTAGAAGATGACGTGTATACCCCAGTTACAATGACGGCAGCTATTGTTTCAGGAGAGTTAAAGACTTTTTTGACCAATAGAATTACTAGGCGTATCCAAGATAAAGCTACAAAAGCACAACAAGCTGCGTTTGAGGTATAGGAGGAAATATGACAGTAACAGTTACAATAGACTTTACAGATGAGCAATGGGATTTAATTCAGGAACACCACCATTGCCCTGTTCCTAAATATGATGAAGAAGGAGAATGGATAGGCACAGATCAAGAAACACCTACCCCTGAAATTTTAGCTACTGATTTAAAACGACGGCTAGCGGATGTTGTTACTGGTTGTATTCGGTCAACCGCCATTGAGAATGCAGTTAAAGCAACAGAAAACGTTTTCTAGAAAGGAGGAAATATGAAAATTGTAATACAACTACTAGTATTCACTAGTAGGATATGTAAGTTTGATTTATGGTTGGAGAGACAGTGTGAGGCGGTCTTAGATTTATTGGAGGAAAGAAACCATGACGTTGAATAAAATATTAGAACAGTTGTTAACATTAATTAAAGCAAAGTCAGGAAATTCGGGCAATGAAGAACTTGAAATGAAGGTTGAAGCTCTTAATAGGCGCATTAAAGTATTAGAAGATGAGAGAAATGAAGCCATTGTTCTTGCTAAAGAGTTGAGGGAGGTTGTAGATAAATGGGAGAATTAGTAACAACCCTTATTAAATTAAAAGATGACCTGTCAATATTAACTCCCCCAGAACTTACTGGTCATAAAGAAATGTCCTCAGGACATGTCAGTAAGGCTATAGGTGCAGCTAAGATTACTTGGCTAGATCGTAAATACATTGCTGTATCCCAAAAAGAGTTTCAGAAGATAATTGACTGGGATTGGACAGACAATAAAAAGTATGTAGCCGAGAAATATGATTGCGATAACTTTGCTTTCTCGTTTAAAGCCAGAGTAGATAGAAAGTTTCATGTGAATACAGTAGGATTAGTAATTGATTATGCGGGAGGACATGCCTATAATATTGTTGTGTTCTCCGATGGTACATCAAAAATCTTTGAACCCCAGTCTGATAGTTGGCCTAAGAAGGGAGCGGGAATGTATGCATTTACACCAGGCGTAGTAGAAATAATTATTTAGGCTAATGTGTTATAATGTCTACACGAAGCAAAGCAATAGACCTAAAAGAAAAACGACCCTACTTAACTTTACCAGCTATAGCTAAAGAGCTTGGTGTAACTAAGCAGAGAATTTTTTACATTTTGAAGACTGCGGGAGTACCTACTAAAGGATTATACCAACGGAAACGACTTGTGTATTGTCCTGTATGTCATAGTCCTACCCCCAATAAACAACAAGTTTGCCCAGGTAAATGTAAAGACGATATAAAATTTATAGACGTTGAGTGCGAGTTCTGCCATTTAAAATTTAAACGTAAAAAGCGTATAATAAAAGGTGGCTATAAGCGAGGATACCTACATATTTTTTGTAGTACTTCGTGTTATAATAGAGGTCAACGCGACGGGATAACAGGGAAGAGGAGTATTTAATGCATCTTGATAAAATAGATAAACTCTATTGGAAACTATTAATCGGCATCACAGCTATGCATATGTTAGAGGACACAATAATGGTAACGTTCTTTAAGTTTGCACCGTTACCTTTATGGGTACTTTATATAATTGTACTGTTCTTTTCTGGGGTTATGGCTAACTACGCCTATCTTATCGCTAAGGGATATACTCCCAAATCTTTATGGAGAAAGCTATGGAAACGGCAATAGAAATCAATGACGATCTAATTGTGAAGTGGGAACCTAAAGTGCAAAAGATAGCTTCTTCCGCATTTGTAGTAGATATGGATAGAGATGATATTGCTCAAGAATTAAGAATTGCTATTCTAAAAGCTGCTAAAGGATTTAATCCTGATGTCGGTACAACGTTTCATACGTATTTACATACAACTATGTTGAATACATTACGAACTCTTATAGTTAGAGCACAGAGAAAACACTTAGATACTCAAAGCATTGAAGACTTACTAGAGGTAGGAATAGATGATATACCATCTAATAAAATACAGCAGGCATTAGGTACTATTGATGATTCGTTTGAGCATGTAGAAATGATGGAACTAATTCAAGATAGTAATCTAACAATGAAAGAAGAACAGTTCGTTGTGTTAAGATTAGAAGGATTAACGATGGAAGAAATCACTGAAGATTTACATGAATCAGCGTATACTATTAGAGCAGGACTTAGAGTAAAAGTTAATGCCTTATTTGAAGGAGAGGATAGTTATGAACATGGAAAAGAGGGAGAAAAGTATAGAGGATTATAATTGTAACGATTTACATAGAATTTTTTCAGAGGAATATTATAAGAAGCATGACAAGGAATATGTTCCTAGCCGTTTCATAGGGTATGAAATGAAGCTTCTAAAAGGACTACTTGAAGTCCATAATGTTTATGCTCTTTTATGTGGGGTAGTGGCTTGTATTAAACGAAATTCAAATACAGTTTCTATCCCTTATTTTGTTGCAGGGATTAAATTTTATTTACCTGATGATGATAACCCTGAATTACGATGGAAGATTCAGTCTAGTAATCAACAGGAGTATATAGATAAATGGCAAGAGCTGAGGTTGCTGAGAGCTAAATGGCTACCTAAATCAACAGACCATACTAAGATGATACAATTAGAAAAAGATTTAATGGAGAGATTCAAGGATGAAAAGAGTAAAGCACCAGCAAAGAGGACTAGTAAAAACTAAACGGAAGTTAGATAAAGAACATCTTCAGGATCGTACTGCCCCTGATGGGGAGTTTAGAATTATTGGGGTTAGCCAACTAAATAATATGGTATGGGTTGAAGACACAGTAAATACGTTTGCTAAAGCGAAGAAGATTGTAGATAATTTTTATGAAGAAATAGATGTGGTATACTATGTACACAACGATTCTAATAGAATTATTTATGATTCTAAGAAGGAGTAGAGAATGGAAAATTATGATTACATTGAGTCAGGACTGATATTAGGTTTAACAGAGAAGAAGAATTTTAATCGGTTTAAGTATACTTCACAAGATTTTGCACAGCATGGGGATGCTTATAAGTTTGTAAATAAATACTTGGATAGCTACGGGGAACTGCCAAGTACTAGCACAATCTGTGAAAATTATCCTACACTAGATGATACTGCTAAGAACCTTACTTTTGACTATGCCCTAGATACCTTTAAAGACCAAGTACTCTTTAGACAGGTAGTAGGGTCTTTTCAAAAGAATAAGGCCATGCTTCTTGAAAAGCCTAAGGATGCATATGCACAGATTGTTACAGCTTTACAGGACATTGGTTTAGTCTATGATGAAGATGTTACTAACTATGATAGTGGTCACCTAGAAAGGTATAATGATTGGAAGAATAAGAATGAACTACGTAAAGAAGGGATGATGGGAATCACAACTTCTTTTGAGTCTATAAATAAGATGGGTGTAGGCTGGATGCCAGGAGAATTGATATCTCTCTTTGCTAGGCCAGCAATGGGAAAGACTTGGATGTGTGTCCATGCAGCCGCTGTAGCGATGATGGCAGGGTATAAAACTCTACTCATCTCCACAGAGATGCCTACTAACGCAATTAGCCTTAGGACAGATATTGTGTTAGCTAATATGATGGGGTATAATTTTTCTCATAAGGCTCTACGCAACGGTGACCCTATTGATGAAGAAGCATACAAAGAATTCTTGATTAAACTTAATGGTCGTAAGATGCTGATATGTGACCACATAGAAGGACAACAAGGTATGAGCTTAGATTCTATCTCAGGCTTAGTTAGAAAGCATCAACCAGATTTTGTAGTTCTAGATGGGGTATACTTAGTATCCAGTGGTGATGGTAAAAAGGCTATGTGGGAACAGTCGCACTCTCTGTTCTATGGTCTTAAGAATCTATGTATGAGCCACAACATTACTACATTTGTTTCTACTCAGGCTAATAGGGACGCAGCAGATTTATATGCTCCCCCTAGAGCAGAGCATGTAGCCTTTGGTGACGCTCTTCTTAGGGCTTCTGATGTGGCTCTGTCTATGTGTATGGTAGAAGATAATGACTTCAAACGTATTATCCAATATCAGAAATATAGAGATGGTGAACTGTCTATTGATAGCTCCATGCTAGAGTGGAATGTAGACAGTGGGTATATTAAAGAGGATTCTCATAATTCAGGGGAGTTTTAATGACCGATTGGACAACTGTATTGTTAGATGTGGGTATAACGCCAGATACTTACAAGGACGAGTTCTCCATAAAGTGTCCCTTTCATATAGATAAAGTAGACTCCTGCTCAATTAATGTTGAGAAGGGAGTTTGGATCTGTTTTGCAGGATGTGGCTCAGGTAGCTTAAAGACGTTCTTACAGAAGTATCTAAGCTACTCTAAAATACAGATTGACAATTTACTGCGGGAACAAGAAGCCACGTTTAATATAGACTTGTTTGATGAATATAGGATTGATGAGGATGGTGAGCTACCCACTGTAGATTTTCCTTTCGATAAGTCCTCCGTTCCTAAATGGATATTAGAACGTGGCTTTAATAAAGACACATTGGTTAAATGGGGATGTGCAATTAATACTTATAATGACTTAATAATCCCAGTAGATGATACTAACAAACGTATGATAGGCTGGGTCAGTAGACGGTTAAATGCTGTCCCTAAGTATATGTACTCTAAAGGGCTTAAGAAGTCCAAGATCTTATTCGGAGACTGTCACTTAGTCAAGAAACCTTTTGTATGTATTACCGAAGGGAGCTTAGATACTATGTGGTTAGACCAGCACGGTTTTGGTTCGATTGCTTTATTGGGTTCAAGCATGTCAAAAAAACAACGGGAAATGTTGTATAATATATCTACTAAAGAATTTGTTGTTTGTTTAGATAATGATTCTACAGGACAAAGAGCTTTAAATAAAATATTTAAAGAGCTATCTAATAGCTTTATAGTATCGTATATAACATTACCTAAAGGATTTAAAGATGTTCAAGATGTAAGAAATGAAAACCAACTTTGTGATATAATAGATAAAAGAAATTATTGGTAAGGAGAGAATAAATTATGGGTGGAATTAATAGGATTCAAGAACAACGGGAAGAACAGAAAACTGGCCTCAGTAATGGTAATCAAGCACTAGGTAAAGAGATTTGGTTTAAAGATGGTGACCAAGCGTTTATAACCTCATTGGCTACAGGTCATGAAGATGACATTAAGCTAGATGAATTTTATATCTATACGTACAGGTCTGGCAATCGTTGGGTAAACCTTCTATCTGACCCAGAGACAGATACTTCAGATGTTCCTTCAGATACACGGCCTAGCCACAAGTTTGGTTTCTGGGCATTTGTACATGAAGTTATTCATCCTGAGAAACGAGTAGATTCGTGGGAAGAAGTTTCTGGCCCAGGTGGAAAGAAGCTCTTTAAAGAAGTAATTAATGACTATCGTTTGATAGCACTAACTTTTGGACGTAGTGATTATATTTGGAACCAGTTGGTCGATGTCTATAATGACTGGGGTCAACTTGATAAGGGTGTAATACGTGTTAAACGTACTGGTTCTGGTATGCTAGATACTTCTTATAGCATCTCTGCTACTGCTAGAGATATGGAAATTCCTGAGGATAAGTTTGAAGAGCAAGCAGACCTACCAGCAGTTAAAGAATACTTCAAAGATAGGTATGGTTCTGTGACCGTAGCAGCAGCTACATCAAACGGTCACACCGCCTCTTCTGAAGCGGTTAAACTCGATGACCTCTTCTAATAAACCAAGTGGTGGGGGCGAATCCCCCACCACTTTAGAAGAAGTTATAGATTTGTTATTAAATTGGTATATTATAAAAACAGGGCCATCCCATATACAGACAATAAGGGCTACTGAACGTATCCTTAAATTGTGGGGGAAGATAGGAGAGAAAGAAAAGCCGCCCCATCCGATGGGACATTTTGTGGTAGATAAGTAGGGGGAGAGAATGATATTTAGTAAAGATGATTTAGATTGTTTACATTCGTTGTACTATAACTTTTCAAATTTCGACATTAAATTGGGTAGGGATACAAGAGATTTAGCAGGAGAGCAGTGGCAAATCAATGCACCGAATAAAAATAAGCTTTGGCTGGCGGGTATCGGTACATCTGTAACGGAGGCGTATAATAGTTTAATGAAACGTATGTCAGAAACAGGACAATTTGACCCACCGGAATGGAATGCGGCTGCATGATATTTACTAATGCTAATTATAAGACAGCTCAAATAGGGTTGGAATCGTCTAATACGTGGGTCATTGATGTTGAAACAAACGGGTTAAATCCCTATGGCTTTAATCAAGTGTGTGGATTAGGGATATGTTCCTATGATGGGGAATCATCGTTTAATTATTACTTCCCCTTTCGGCATCAACAAGGAGAAAATCTAACAGAAGAGGCTCGTCAAGAAGTAATAGGATGGCTTAATTCCATTCCTTCGACTTTGATTGGATATAATATTAAGTTTGACCTCCACTTCTTAGCTAATGAGGGGTTAATTATAGACCGTCAACGATTGGTTGATGTCTTAGTTATGGTGCGTTTAACAGAACATACCGAAGTTAGAGATTTAGGACTAACTGATACTATTAAGCGTACCTATGGGGAAGAAGCGGCTAGTTATGACATAGATACTAAAAAGTATTTACGTGAACACAAATGGAATAAAGATTTTTCTATGGCCCATCCTGATATCCTAGGTGAATACTGTAAGAAAGATGTATGGTATACCCAAAAGCTATACTTAGACAGGCTAGAACAGATTAAGCAGACTGACCAAGAGGGTGTTTTTAATACTCAATGTGAGTTGACTAAGGTTCTCTTTGAAATGGAACGAAGGGGAGTAATTGTTGATAGTGACTATGCACAAGATGTTTCACAGAAACTGGCTAAACGTAAAGCTGAAGTGGTTCAGAATATCTATAGCCTGGTTGGGCATGAATTTAATATTAGTAGCACTCAACAGTTGGGAGAAATATTTACGGAGATGGGTATTTCATCACCCGTTAAAACTCCTAAGGATAAGGAATCGTGGAGTGAAGTTGCACTAGTTCAAATAGATAATGAGTTGGCAGGATTAGTCCGTCAACATCGTTCTCTTGAGAAACTCCAGTCTACATATATTAATCCATATATAGAGACTGATAGTCTCCACACCTCATTCTGCAATTGGGGAACATTGACAGGAAGGCTCTCGTCTAGAGAACCCAATCTTCAGAACATTCCTCGTACCCACTTTAAACTTAGTGATAGGTCTTTAACGGATGAAGAGAGGGAAATTGTTAGGGGTAGGATAACTGCTATTGTAGCGTCCAAGTCTAAGGGGGAACTATCTGATATTACACTTAGTAATCGTGTTTTAGATACATGGGGCTTTGTCGGGGATGAATCTTTTGACGAATCTAATGTAGACCAAGTAGCAGTACGAAGGTTATTTATACCTAGACCTGGGTATACCCTAGTCAGCTTTGATTACTCTCAAATGGAAGTACGTGTCTTTCTGAGCTATCTTCATAACACTGAGATGGATGAATTGTTAACTAGAGATGATGTAGATTTCCATAGTGAATCAGCTAAGATAGCCTTTGGTATTACAGAAGACCATGACGAGTTTAAATTTTATAGGCAAATGGCAAAGAATATTACGTTTGGTATTCTATATGGATTGGGGAATAAAAGGCTAGCTCAACAACTTAGTACCACAACGGAGCAGGCTAAAGTTTATAAGCAACAATATTTTAAGAATATCCACGGTTCCCGCTCTTTTATTAATAGAGTTATTGCTACTGTTGAACAACGGGGATGGATAAAGAATCGGTATGGTCGCATATATAAAATTGCTAATACACTTGGGTATAAAGGTGTTAACTATCTAGTACAGGGTACTAGTGCTGATATTTTAAATGAGAGGATGATATATGTACACGAGTATCTTAAAGATAAAAAGAGCAACATCTTGTTGCAAGTGCATGACGAAATCATTTGTGAAATTCATGATGAGGAAATACGAGAATTACCACCGCAAATACAACTCATACTAGAAGCAAACAGTTTAGATATACCACTTAAAGTTGATATGGAAGTATGCCAAGGTTCCTGGGCTACTAAAATTGATTGGTCTAAGTGGGATTTACCAAATAAGAAATGTGATATAATAGAAGAATACATAGATTGGAATTAGAGGAGGTACAGAATGGCTAAAGTAAGTGTACATCTAGGGTTTACCTTTAGAGTAGGTGACCTGTCAACGAATCAGTATGGTCGTGTAGACCTCAATATAGACCAGATAGATACAACCCTACCTATAAGCCAGCAGATTGATGAAGCTGGTATGGTGGCTGATCAGATATGGGATGTTGTTAAAGGTAGAGTTGATAAACAAATTGAAGGGGTGTTAGATAAATAATGAAAGATACTGCTAAAGACGTTATTGATGAACTTCTAGGAAATAAGAAGCTTAATGTGAAACGGGGTAATAGTGAGGAGCTTGGATACGATAAGATACCTTTCGGTATACCTGCACTAGATAAGCTTACAGGCGGAGGTATCGCTAAGAAACGTATTACCCTCCTGTATGGCCCTCCTAATGTGGGTAAAAGCTTTCTAGCTTCTCAAATAGCTGTCAATGCTCAAAGTGGCGGGGGCATTGTAGGGTGGGTTGATACAGAGCAGTCTTGGGATTCCAAGTGGATGGCAAAGTGTGGCTTGGAAACTGAGAATGTACTGGTTAGCCAACCAACTACTGGAGAAGAGGCATTTGAAACAGTTAGGGAAATGATGGACAACGGTGTAGATTTAGTTGTGCTGGATAGTATGGCAGGACTAGTTCCGTCAGCAGTCTATGAGGAGACTTTTGGATATAATCCAATGGCGTGGCAAGCCAGATTTGTTAATTCCTCGTTCCCTAAGATTCTTCCCCACCTAAAGAAGGGTTCAGCCTTGGTCTTAATTAATCAGATTAGGTCTAGTCTTGGCCCTGTATCTATTGATGCAATGCCAGGTGGGTTAGCCCAAACATTCTTTGCTCATTCGTTGTTACAGGTTAAACGTGATGGATGGATTGAAGAACCTAAGGGCATTAAGGTAGGGTTTGATATGGATATTAGAATGAGAAAGACGAAGATTGGTGGAGAGCACTGGAACAGTGTTAAGATTCCCTTTAGGATTGAAGGTGGGATTGATGTAGTAGAAAGCTTTATTCGTGAAGCTCTTACCCAAGATCTTATACAACAAAGGGGAGCTTGGTATATGTACGGTGAGGAAAAGATGCAAGGTATGAATGGCCTGAAACACTTTTTCTTAGAAAATCCATCTCGTTTTGATGAGTTGAAGGCTAATGTTACCTAGGGATTATACTAAACAAGAGAACACGATAGCGGAAGTCCTATCTGACTTAGGACTCCGCTATGATACCCAAGTCCCTATAAGTAACTATATTGCGGATTTCTTTGTTCCTGAGCTAGGAATGATAATTGAAGCAGATGGTGTATATGGACATCTCAAGAAACGAGATATAAAAAGAGATGCAGATTTAATGCGTATATATGGAGTTAAAAATATTCTGCATATCAAAGAAAATTCTAAGACAGGGGTGACTGATACATTATGGCAGGCATTAAACAAATTGGAAGAGGAGTACCTACTCCAAAGTCTAGAAAGCGACGAACTACTAAACCCGCAAACCCCGTAGCAATTAATCAAGATGCTTGGCTAATTAAATTTATAAACGATGGCTTAATAAAACAACCCTATCCTAGTAGAGGCGGTACATTCTATCCTTCCATTGTTAGTAGTCCTTGTGAACGATATGTGTATTTAGCTTTTAATGGGCTTATGCCCTCTAGTCCTATAGCTGCAAATGTTAGAAGGATATTTGATTGTGGTGACTACTTAGGATTAAGATTCACTAAATACTTTCAAGAGTTGGGAATTTATATAGATGAAGAGAAACCAACTAAATTTGATAGCCCCCCTATTTCAGGTAGATATGATTATATGATACAACATGAAGTTTATGGTAAAACTATTGTTGAATTAAAATCTATCAATGATAAAGGATTTAAGGCGTTGATTACTGACCCCAAGAGTGACCACTACTTGCAGCTACAAATCTATTTAAATATTATGAATATAGAACATGGGATAGTTCTATACGAAAATAAAAATGACCAGCAAGTAAAGTGTTTTAGTGTAGTAAAAAGTGAGGAGGTCTGGAAACAATTAGTGGACAAGTGTCTTAATATTATGAAGATGACTTCCATTCCTATTGTGTGTACTGGCGAGAAATATTGTAGATGTAAAGAGGTGCCGAATGGAAAAAAGATGGACTCCACAATCAGCGGTTAGAAAAGCTAATCAATATGTAGAAGAAGTAAATGTACCGGCAATGCGGATTGACTTGGGGGAGAGGGAAGAACTTGATTTCTCTACTCTAATGAATGCAGATACTAAGAAACTTGAGCTTTTCCTTACAGTGTATGGTGGGTATAAAGCCCACCTAGAGCGTGAACTGTCTGATGTTTCTTCTAAGAAGAATGCATATGAAGCGGCTTTTGATGAGGCATATTCCTCAGCAATTTTTAAGCTGGCTGAGGAACGGGAGATAATTGGTAAGAAAAAACTTACGAGAGAAGAAGTTAGGGGTGCTGCTTTTGGAGCGTATGATGAACTGAGAGAGATGAGAAAGACTGTGATTGAGTATGAAACTATTCATACTAGAATTGAGGGTCTTCTTAAAGCTTATTCGTCAGGCTTTCAAACGGTATCCAGAATTGTAGCCTTACGTACTTATAAGGAGAGAGACTATGCATAGAGTAGAACCGCAAGTATTTATGATAGCTGAGAATACTGTGAATGATGCTGCCCTTCACAGCTATCTAGACCATATTGGTGCACAAGGATGGACTTCTAAGAAGGGTAATCGGGATGGTAATGAGGGACGTAATGGGCAAGGCCCAGGTGACTTGAGGGAAGTGATTGAAGTCATGGGCAGAGGATGTTATAAGTCTTTCGGGACAGAGTTAAATCCTAATCTTACTAAAGTACGTGGAGATAACTCCTCATACCTTAAGAATATAATTAACATAGGTCATGGTTCAGTATTGGAACATGGGTGGGTGTCTTTTATGATCTGTGATACTAGTCGGGTAGTTACCCATGAACTAGTACGGCACAGGGCTGGCACTGCTATATCACAGGAGAGTTTGCGGTTTCTAAGGCTGGAAGATATGGGCCTCTGGATACCACAAGCATATGCAGGAGATGAGAATTCTACGGATATATTTGAAGAAACGTGGGAATACCTAGAACTCCAATACGCACGGCTTATAGAACGTGCTGAGGTCATTGAGGGCATACCTTTTGATGACCTCCCGTTCAGCAAAAAGAAATATTATACATCTGCTGCTAGACGAGTAGCCCCCATTGGTCTAGCAACTAACATTGGGTGGTCATGTAATATCAGAGCTGCACGACATATAATTGAAATGAGAACTGATGAACATGCTGAAGAGGAAATACGCTTAGTATTTAATAAAATCGCAGGCATCTTAAAAACTAAATACCCTGCTCTATTTGATGACTATGAATCTGCACTTACAGGTTTAGATGAAAATCTAGAGTATACAACTTCTAGTAGGAAAGTGTGATATAATGTACTATCTAGGATTAGACTGTTCAACTAAAGCTATTCATGGTGTTCTCCTTGATGAGGAGGAAAATATCATTGAGCAATTTAAATGGTTTAGTCTAGCCTCAAATTATGAAGATAGGTTCTATGAAATATTAGAAGGATTTGAGGAGAAATTGAGTAAAATAGATATAGGTGATTTGCTAGTTGCTGTAGAAGCGGCTATCTATATCCAGAACCCTAAAACAACGGTTGCTCTTGCTGCGGTAGTAGCAGGGGCAAAGTATATTTGTTATCGTAATGGATATTCTTGTATGCCTGTCGATAATAAAGTATGGAAACGTTGGGTACTACAAGCAGGTAAAGCTGATAAGGCTTTCATTAAACAATTTGCAATAGAAAAATGGGCAAACATTAATAGCAAAGAGCAAGATTATTGTGATGCAGCATGTGTAGCTCTATATAGAAAGATGGAGGATAAAGATGAGTTTAACATTTTACTTTAATAGTAAGGAACAACCCCAGCGACCTAGTGAAGATGTACTTCCTGAGGAACTAACTGAAGATGAATTTAGAGAGCAATATGCTAAGATAGTATATTGTGATTATGAAGAATGTTTTTGGAATGTCCATATTAAAGGTTTAAGTAAAACAAAGGGTTCTATCCTAGCCAATAAAAATTACGTACCTCTGGGTGACCCCAGCTTTACTAATGTGTGTTCAAGGACAGAGATAGCAATTATGAGCAATACCTATAAGATTGGTAGTCAGAAGCGGGTGTTCCCTACTTGCTTTACTAGTGCTAAGAATGGCAAGACTGGTCATGTAGATTTTTCTAAGCTGCTTCAATCAGATGGTACTCCCTTTGGAGGTAGCCTTGAATCTCAGAATTCAAAGATTGACCAAGGCTTTGAGTCATATATATAATGCCAAAAGTATATGACCAAGAAATTAAACTCAGGGCTATGGAGCTGTGGGTAGAGGGCATATCAGGCCCAAAAATTGTTGACCAGATTAATGTGGAATTTTCTTCTGATGTGAAAGTTCCTACATTATATGTATGGGCAAAGCAGTATAATTGGAATGAACAAAAGAACTTAGCTAGAACTGAGGCTATGGAGAGGATAAAAGAATCTGAGGGCCAGAGATTTGCTAGAGTTCAAACAGAGCATCTTACTGAATATGAGGGTATGAGGCATAAAGCAGGGGCGGCATTGGGAGTACTTCAATTTGATAGGGCTTTTGATGCAGCTAAAGTTTTAGACCTGAGTATTCAAGGTGAGCGTAAAGTTATGGAAGGAATGATAAACCTACAGTTTGTTCAGTCCGTACTAAATATATTAGTTGAAGAAGTATCTGACCAAGTAGTTATCCAACGTATAGCTACTAAATTAAAATCATTGGTGGCTCAGGAGTAACATGCCTAGTAAAGATAGTAATGACGTTTCTTACGATAGTGCCTTATCGCGCCTAGCGGACGGGCTGTTGTCTGATAAAAAATATAAGGTTGGCACATTTAAAGAATTCCTAATAAATATATGGAGTCAAAGTTACGATAACCCTGAGTACTTTAAAGCTTGGCATGTACAACTAGTGGCAGATGATATAGAAGAGTGCTTAGAAACGGGATTAAATTACGTGGCTGTACTCCCACGTTTCCATTTTAAGAGTACAGTTCTAGGCCATGCCTTTAGTGTTTGGAGATTGTTGACTGCCCCACGAGACTGTTCGGTATTATATCTATCTTATAGTGATGGTATGGCTCAGTATCATATAGCAGAAATTAATAAAACTGTAAAGAGAAATCCTATTCTTATGTCATGGATGAATAATAAATCCCCTAAAGCAGATTACTCCTTTAGATATTCAATTAATGATAAGCCTGCCGATATAATGCACGGCGGTCTTTTTTCATTTAAGAGGGGTATGCATGTTAATGGTGCCTTGATTGCGGATGATATTCTGCGTGACCCTGAGAACCCTTTGAACATGGGACAGATAACTAAAGTAGAAGACCACTTTATGACGGAATCACTGTTTATTCCTTTGAAGGGAGTACCAGTCATTGTGTTGGGTACACCAATGATGCCTGGAGATATCCTTAGTAAACTTCAGGAGGACAGCCGTTTTAAATCTAGGGTACTCCCAGCTTTAGATCCTGTCCCTGGACGTAGAGTATTGATGCCTGAACTCTATAATGAAGAATGGCTATTAGAACAGCAGAAAGCTCGTCCTAAGTCCTTTGCTTCAGAGTTTATGTTGATTCCTCACTTCTCGACAGAATCTTATTTTGAAGCAGAAGACCTTGAGAAGTGTGAATCTAGTACATTAATTAATTGTGATGCTACTATCCCGTTTCCCTGTGAGGAAGATGACCAGTTCTTTGCAGGATTTGATGTAGGTAAGAAACGTCATCCATCTCATCTAGTTATTTTTAGACGCAGAGGTGATACAATAGAACAAGTCCATTCTTCCTTTTTAGATGGGTGGAACTATTCTGACCAAATTGATTACTTAAATAAAGTATCTGAGAATTTCGATTTAAATAAAGGATACGTAGACAATACAAGAGGTGAGCTTGAAGAACGTGGGTTAGATAATATTTGGAAGCCTATGATCTTCTCAACCAGAAGTAAAAATACTATGGCACAGATATTTGAAACATATCTACACTCAGGAAATCTACATCTTATTAAAGATGAACGGCAGAAGCAGCAGATACTATCGGTAAACAATGAATTGAAAGCCCCTGAAACTCCACTAGGACATGGAGATGCTTTCTTCTCTATTGCGATGGCTCTATCGGCTGCATATGAAACTACTATCTATAAGATTCAAATGTTGGGGAACGTACAGGATTGGTTTACCACCATAGAACAAGGACAAGAAGAGGATCCAGACAAGATGCCTGGACGAGGAATGCCTGACTTAAACTTCCAACCAGCAGTTCCGAGTGAGGCTTTAGAAGCCCCTAACCCTGACTGCCAAGATGCGATGTGCAATTCGACATTCTGGGTTCCAGAAAATAAATTATGTATATATTGTGGACATAGAGGATAGGAGGATGGATTTATGGTGACGATGACTGAACAAGCGGAAATAATTTTAGAGGCCCGTTATTATTTAAAGGATAACGAAGGGAAACCTAGAGAAAATGCGGAGGGTATGTTTACACGGGTAGCTAAAGCTATTTCTTCTGTTGAGCAGAAGTATATGACTTTGCCTGTGGAGATAGAACTTATACAGAATGAGTTTTATGGTATGCTGTCCGAATTATATTTCTTACCCAATTCACCTACGTTGATGAATGCTGGTACTCCAGCAGGAACATTATCAGGATGTTTTGTCCTTCCTCTAGAAGATAGTATGCAAGATATTATGAAGACTGCTACTGATGCAGCTATGGTACAGAAGTTTGGGGGAGGTACAGGTTTTGCCCTGTCTAAAATCCGTCCTAAGGGTGACCCCATAAATACTACTCAAGGAAAAGCCTGTGGCCCGATAGAAATATTGAAGACACTTTCCCGTGTATCGAGTATGATTACACAGGGTGGGAAACGGGATGGGGCAAACATGGCGGTTATGTCCATCTACCATCCTGATATAATTGAGTTTATTAAGTGTAAAACCATTGAAGGGGATATACATAATTTTAATATTAGTGTTGGGGTAGATACTAATTTTATGAAAGCTGTATTGAATCGTGCTGAGTACCCACTAATTCACCCTACGACTAATAAAATAACATCTTGGGTTAATGCCTTTGATGTCTTCAGTTTAATTATTGATGGGGCATGGAAGAATGGTGAGCCTGGTGTAGTATTTATTGATCGTATTAATCAGGATAACCATGTTAAGGATGCACATGGAGATATGATAGCAACCAATCCTTGCGGAGAACAACCCCTCCTCAGTAATGAAAGCTGTAATCTAGGGTCTATCAATTTGATTAAGTTCTTTCATGAAGGGTTAGAGAATGATGATATGCCTGGTGATTGGGAAACACGGATTGATTGGCAGAAGTTAGCCGATATAACCAAGCTATCTGTACGTTTTCTAGATAATGTCATTGATGCAAATCAATATGCTACATCTGATATAGATGTTATGACCAAGGCAACTAGAAAGATTGGCTTAGGTGTAATGGGCTTTTCTGATTTGCTAATTGCTATGAAGATTCCTTATAATAGTGAAGTAGCTATGACCATCGGTAGAGTCTTGATGTCATTTATTAGAGACATTGCTGACCAGGCATCATTAGAATTGGGAGAGATTAGAGGAACCTTCCCATCGTGGAAAGAAAGTGACTACGGTCAACATCAACCCTATCGGAATGCCTGTAGGTTAAGTGTAGCTCCCACAGGAACTATCTCTATGATTGCTGATACTTCAAGCGGAATTGAACCAACTTTTGCGTTAGCATGGAGAAAGTCAAACATCTTGGAAGGTAAGAGTTTGTACTATGTAAACAAATTTTTTCAGGATACAGCACAGGAACACGGTTTCTATTCGGACGATTTGATGGAGCATCTAGCTAAAGGTCGTTCTATTAAAGAACGTGAAGATGTTCCTCAGTGGGCAAAAGATGTTTATGTCACGGCACCAGACATATCTCCATCAGAACATGTAACCATGCAGGCAGCATTCCAAGATTCAGTAGATGCAGGGATATCAAAAACCATTAACTTCTCTAACGAAGCAACTAGAGAAGACGTACAGTCAGCATACTTACAAGCCTGGGAAACGGGATGTAAAGGAATAACCGTATATCGTTCAGGTAGCAGAGTTAAGGAGGTTTTAACTACAGGCATTGCAGAACAAGGTATAGAAACCTGTGACTGCGATACTCCCTTGATTGTTCAGGAAGCTGGGTGCAGTTCCTGTAAGAATTGTGGATGGAGTGCTTGTGAAATCAGCTAAAGGAATGATAATAATTTTGGGGGTTTGTGTTATAATAGCTATTATAGCAGCAGAAACCATGATTATGTTAGATGCCCCAACAGAAAATAGTATATTTAGAGGGATATGCCCTCTACATTAGAGGAGAGAATATGATAGGAAATACATTAAGAGACAGGAATAATCAATACGTAGCAACTAAAGATGCGGCGGGAACGTGGAGAGTTCTAGACACATGGCATGACGACCTAAGGGCTTTAGACCCTGATGGGGAAATACCAGATGACAGTGATGCAGTAACCTTAATAACTGAGGGTGCTTTCTTGGGACTAGTAAAGGAAGCTGCTCGTTTAGGTGTGTTAGCTAATGCAGCGTTCACTGAACAGACAGATATGGATAAAGAATTGCTAGAGAAAGAGTCAGAAATTTTGGATTTACGGGAAAAATTAGTAGAATATGATGAGGAAATGTCTATACTCAAACAACGGCCTGACCGTACTGAGGGTTTTGTACTTAAAGAAATGGCAATGAATACACTACTTAAACTTACTTCTATGTCAGATATACAAACTTTAAGCAAGGATTAAAAACATGAGATTATCTGAATATTTACCCGAAGTTCCTGCGATGGCTCAACAAATGTCTGAGCTTAATTCTCAGATTAATACACTAGAGCTTATGAAAGCAGCGGGGGAGACAGCCTCCTCCCCCTCATTCGGCTTAGACCACGTAGTTAATACATGGGTACGCCATCAAATGGCCTATCGTCAACAGCTGGTTATGGATATTCAAACCATATCTATGTCTGTTGAGGAGGTACGTTCACCCGTAAGTCATATCACTGGTGAAGTATTCCGAAGAGGAATCAATTGGAAACCTTTAGTAGAAAACCCTGACCCAGAACAGCGAGAAAGAATGGAAAAGCTTCTGGCAAGTTGTAACGTCTTTGACCAATCGTTAGAAGAAGTATTACGACAGTTCCATTTCGATGTTAATATCGTGGACGATGGCTTCCTCTATTTAATTAAAGAATTCTATGATGATGGAAAAACAGTGAGGTCTAAAGTAAAGGAGATTCGTAGACTCAATCCTGCCTTAGTTGAATATGACCTAGACATGGCGGGGTTACCTAAGAATTCTCATTTCGTGTGTCCTCTCCATAGAGATACTGTAGCGGATACTCCAGGCATCTGTAAAGAGTCAAGCTGTGACCGTGACCGATGGCCTGTAATGTATAAGTATTATCATCGCAGTCAGCACATCTATTTATTTGAGAATGAAGTCATTCACGTTTCTAAGTTCTTTCCTTCTGAAACATATGGCTGGAGTCCTCTTCTTACCATCTTTGAAAAGGTGTTAACCTTGATTGGAATGGATAAGAACTTGTATAGATATTTCTTTGAGCGTAAGATGCCTGGGTCTATGATGATGGTCTTTACGGATGACCCTGAGAGTCTACGTAGAGAACGTGCTAACATTGCTGCTCAAACTCGTATTGACCCTAACTTTGTTCCAATGATAGCAGTATCAGCTAAGAATAATAGAGGTAGGGTTGATATGGTACGGCTGTTCCACACACTACAGGAGATGGATTATCTTCCTGTGAGAGCAGAGATACGAGAACGTGTAGCTGCTATGTGGGGTGTGACTCCTGCTTGGCAAGGTGCACCTGAGGCTTTTGGCGGATTGTCTACTCAAACACAACAGTTAGTTGTAATGAGCCGTGTGGTTGAAGGTGACCAGAGGCTCTTCCATGAGAAGGTTTTCCCACAGCTCTTAGAAGCTTTTGGTATAACTGATTGGACATTAGAATTACCACAGCCTGAAGAACGAGCTGAAGCTACTCGTATTCAATTTGCACAGCAAAAGATTGCAGTTGCAAATCAATATGCTAACATGGGTTTTGAGGTGGTTCTAAAAGACCAAGATGTTTCTCTAGAGGAAGCAGAATTTATAGTTTCTGGTGAGATGGTTCCGTCTGCACGAATGCAGGGAGAACAGCAAGCTCTACAGTTAGAGCAACAGCAACAACAGTTGGAACAGACAGAACAACAAGAGCAAGCCCCAGGTAATTTCATGGGGGGAGATGAAGAAGGGGAAGAAGAGGGGGGTGAAGAAGAACTTCCTGAGGGAGAAGAAGGAGAAGAAGGTATGGAAGCTATTCAAGCAATGCTCCTAAAAACTATCCCTAAGCACAAACGTAAATTTAAAGGTCGTACTGGGGGGAGAACTCCTGACTGGCAGGATAAACTGCCTCACGAAGAAAGAGATATAGATGACTATGCTGATGCTAGAGCTGCTAAAAATGAGCTGTCATTGATGAACGACTCTCAGACATGGGTAGAGAGCCTAATCCAAAAAGGATTTACTATGCCCTTCATTAAACAAGTATCTCCTGATGGGACACAGATGTGGTTTGCACAAGATTCAGTCGATTATGTAGCCAACCTAAACGGTTCAGGTGTAGTACACATAGAGAAAGCTAGACTTGACCCTGGTGTACATATAAATTCACCACATAACCCAGGCCATAAAGACTTCTCTAGATATAACCCTACTGGAAACCATAGACAGAATCCAGATGTTCTTAGAGAGGATGAGGAGGAGCTATAATGTCGAAGTCTAAAAGAAAGCGTAAGTTAATATACGAATCTAAAATGGATACAGGTGCTATAGATGAGGGAGAAAAACCTCAGTCAGCTGGAGAGATTGCTCGTAATGCTCGTCTGCGTAATATAGAATCTGTTGATACTTCCTTTAAGAAAGAAGATGGTGGAGGAGAAGGGGGGGAAGCTACAGTCTTCACATCAACGGATGTCTATACACCTACGTATGGCAGCAACAAAAAAAGAAAACATTCAGAAGGGCCAAAAAAAGTTGATAACTTTTTAAATGGTGGTACTCCGAAAATATTTTCTAAAGAACTTAATAAACTGAATGAGTTTATAGAGAAGACTCATAATAATAACCATGCTCTAACCGATACTTCTGAACCTTTGAACAACCCAAAACGAATAGATTGGAAAAAGAAGGAGGATGAGACTGAGCATTCAGTGGCCCATAACAATTTACCAGAGGGACAGTTCTATAAAGGCTATGGCGTAAGAGTAGATCCAGACCCACCACCTCAGTATGTAGAAAGGTCTAAAAATTCTAAGGAGAAAGAGAAGTGGTCAGATTATACCTTGGCACATCAAGCTGATGTGGAAGAGAAAATCCGTGGCTATGATAAAGATGTTAGTAAATCAGATGGTTATGGACAAGCTGGACAGAATGATTCCCTACGGAGAACCGATGATAAGGATAGAATTCCTAGAGGCGTAAATACTAATAATGAGGATGATGAGGAGGAAGACCGGAATTGGTGGGTAGTAGAAAAGGAAGACAGTGGTACGCAATTTATAGATGGATTTTTTCAGAAGTGTGTTACAACCTATGAGAATAAGTTTATTGTAAAGACAGAGATTGATGATGTGTCCTAAATGTAAAGGACTCATGTATCTGAATGAAGATAAAGATTTGAGTTGCCGCATGTGCGGTAAAGTTATAGTACTCACAGTAAGGAGAGAATATGATTCCAGAACAGGCAAAATCAGAGATAGTAAAAAAGAGGCAGAGCGGGGAAACATGGACGGCGATAGCCGAATGGATGGAGGAGGAAACGGGCATAGGCGTACATCGCAGTACTATTCAACGTTGGTACGACAAGGAGGGGGATTACGAAGAGGGAGGAGATAGTAAATTAGAGAAGCAAGTAGATACTTATAAGCATGAAGCTGAACACTACAAGAAACTTTATGGGCAGGCATCTGATGAAATCAGTACACATCAGTCTATCATTGATATTATTAAGACTGTGACGAAACCCTTTAAAGAACAATCATTAGTTAAATCTCCAGTAATACAGGGTAGGAGAGGTCGAGAACCTCAGAGTGTAGTAGCTCCGTTATCCGATACACATATAGGTGACAATGTAGATTACAATCAGATGGGTAGTTTGAATGCTTATACGATTGACATCTTTAATTCTAGACTATATGGATGGGCATCTCAGATACTAGACTTAGTAGAGTATAGAAGGACATTTGCAGAGGTTCCTGAGCTAGTCATTCCTCTTTTGGGGGATATGGTTAGCGGAGATATCCATCAGGAATTACGAGAAACAAACCAAGATACCACGATGGGTCAAATGGTGAGGGGGGCTAATCTGATTGCTCAAGCTTTGATGTTCATGGCTCCACACTTTGAGAAAGTACGAGTACCGTGTGTTGTAGGTAATCATGGACGTATGACTAACAAGCCTCCTGCTAAAGATAAGTATGTTAACTGGGATTATATGCTGTATCAGTGGGTAGCAGCTTTCTGTAGCCAACAAAAAAATATTGAGTTTGAAATTCCGAAAACCTTTTTCCATGTGTTCCCTGTATGTAATAGAAATATATTAATAATGCATGGAGATTCTTTGAAGGGTAAGGCTGGTACTGGAGATGTACTAAGAAGTCTTACAAATATGAGGACTGTTCTACAATATAGAATGGGGTTAGAGGAAGAAGTATCTAGTAATCAAATAGATGAAGAGAGCTTTAATGGTAGTACTTATTTTGATTCAGCTTTTATGGGTCATTATCATAGAGTAGATGAGTTTGATATAGGTACAGGAGAAGCACATCTATGTGGATGTATGAAGGGTGGTGATGAATACGCTTTAAATCAGTTGGCGGTTATTAGTAAACCTAAACAATTGGTTACGTATTGGCACCCTAAGTATGGGTATATAGGTAAAGAAGTAATATATTTAAATCGTTATGATGGGTCTTCTAGTAAATTTACAGATTCTCTGCCCTCTGTGTGGGTAGATCGGAAAGAGGTGGTATAAAATATGGGGTCTTTATCTAGGGAACTAAGAACGCAGGTAGCTATACCAGCTCTTGAGGCGTTGGTAGCTGCTTTTGAACAGGGTTTGCAGCTGAATACGCCTACTGTTTCAGGTAATCTTAAGAGTTCCTTGAAAGTTTATAGGACGGGGCCAGATACATATAGCTTGACTGGCCCCTCTTATGCACTAGAGGTTGAGTATGGTACGCCTGATGTTCCGTCAGAAAAGTGGACACGTTCACATAGACAAAGATATCATGGTACATTGAGGTGGGTAACCCGTACCTATTCAAATTACCAACGACCAAGAAAGATTCCTGCATTGGAAGGAGATGAAAAAGGCCCGTGGCGTGTAGTATCCCAGCACGGTAGAATGGGTCATGGGTTTATTAAACAGAGTATGCAGCAATCTATGGTAGAAGTCTTAAGTTCAGGTGGTGCCCTGTCAGGGGCACTGCCAAAAACAATAGTAATTACTAGTTTAGGCTAGAACAGAAGGAGGTTAACATGACTGAAAAGTTGAACATAACAGAAGACCAAGAATTTATCTTAGCTAGGCATTCACGGATGGTAGGGAAAGTTTTGGACTTAATAGAAGCTTCCATGCCTGAAGGTACTCAATGTGAGAAGTTTAAGAAGCTTGTACAAGTACCTTTGTATGATTTTCGTAATGACATACTAAAACTTAATGCTGGAAACCCTTTAGAAGTTTCTGATTAAAACAGAGTTTTAGTAGGTTTTTTCTGTATTTGTAGTATAATAACTTAGGGATTTATATAATGAAGGTCGGCGGTGGCTTAGACCAACCTTTATTAATATTAGCGTGTATTATAAAGGAGGAATCTATATTATGGCTGATGAGATTTTGGGACGGATCGAGAAACAAATGGAGGGTAGTAATTTGGCCCTCTCTGCGGTGGCGGATGTTCTCCGTAAAATGGATGAGCGTTTGGCGAAAGCAGACGAAGATGACGATGAGGAAGAGAAGAGAAAGGACGAAGACGTTGCAAAGTCAGAACTGGTTAAGTCAATTGCCACCGAAGTTTTTGACATGATTAAGTCTGATAATGGTTTGGATGTAGACGGTTTGAAAGTACGTTCTGGTAAATCAGTAGCTACTGGTAATGATGCAGATGATTCTGCTACCCAGGTAGATGCCACTCGTGGCATTGCAGATGTACAAGCTACTATTCAAGCTATGCAGAAAGAAGCTGGTGGCGATGACGAAAAGCATCCTGTGGATGAAGAAGCAGATACAGAAGATGATGAAGAAGCTGGGCCTAGATATGAAACTAAGTCTGTAGAAGACCTTACTAAGCAATTGAATGACCTCCAATTGCAGTTGTCAAACGTTGAGGGCAACATCTCAAAGCAGGTTCAAACTGAATCTGAAGAACGTTTGCGGAAGATGGGTTTCCGTGAAGAGACTGGCTTGACAGCCCCTCGACAAATTTCGTATGACTTGGGAACTGACGGAACGACTCCGATTGTTAAACAGCAGACTGAAGGAGACACAGTTGACCAATTGGTTAACCTGTCTTATAAAGAATTGCGGGAACTTCAAACCCGTGTTCAGGCTGGTCAGACAGACGGAATTCCCCGTGAGCTTCTAAGCTAAAAATAAGGAGATAATTAATTATGGCTAATCCATCACTTGCAGAATATCTAGCTCAGTCGCAACGTGGTATGTATCAATCAGTCTTTGGGTCTGACTATTTGTCGAAAGGCGACATTGGCGGCTTCACTGTAGACACAGATACTGGTATCTTTAATACTACGTATGGACGTAAAGTATGGCAGGCATTGAACAACCAGACACGGTTCTTTAATGCAATTCCCAGAGTAGTCTGGGGCAACACAGCTGGTTGGCGTGTTCGTTCAGACCGTGGTGCAAACCGCTCCCGTCCTGTTTCAGAATCGGGTGGTCTGCCAACAGTGGATGTCTCCAACATTGAGACTATATCGAGCTTGCCTCGTATAATCTCTACGACCTTCGGTGCTTCCGTGAAGTCCGTCTTCACGGCGCAGATGGAAGGTGGTATCGGAGATGTTCTCGCAATGGAGAATGAACATGCTCAACTCGACCATGTGAAAGAAATCAATGAGGAGATCCTGGCTGGATCTGCTTATTTGCTTTCTGGTGGTAGTACTGTTACATTTGTAGTACCTACTGCTATAGGAAAGCACTTTAAGATTGGGGATACAGTTGTTCACTATGATGCCAGTGCTGATGACTGGGACACGAACACTCGTGTAGTCTCCGCTGTTTCAGGTGGAACGGTTACTGTCAGTGTTGCCTTCAATGCTACTCCTGTTGATGGGGATGGCATTGCAATTCACGCTCGTGCTGGTTTTACTAGCATTGATGACATTGTTGCTGAAGACGGAGCGTCTTTTGGTAACTTGTCTGCTGACCACGCTAACTTCGCTGCCAATGGTGGCGTTAGAGCTTATGACCTTACCTTTGGTGGTCGTGTAGCTGGCGATTGGAATGCCGGTGCTTACGTTTCTTATAACGGCGGCACAGGTCGTGAACTCTCCCTTACTCTGATTGATACAGCTATTCAGAAAGTTCGGGAAAATGGTGGTGAGCCAAAGCTCATCCTCATGGGACACGATCAGTACTTCAAGCTAGAGCGGTTGCTAAACTCCGCTCAACGGTATATGGGTCAGGAAGAATATCAGGTTGGTGTAGGCTCTGAGCGTACATTCCCTGGTACTCGTACTGGATTGGTTCTGGCTACCTATATGGGTATCCCAATCCTACCTGATGCGGATGTGCCGAAGTCTGTATCGACTACCGATGCCGTTTTGGGTTCTAACATTTACGTGTTGGATACCGATTATCTTGAAATGGCTATTGCTCAACCTACTCAATATATTGAGAACCGTGATTACTTCGCTGCGAACCAACTAGTTGTTCGTGGTCTGTTGTACACGATGGGTGAGTTACGGTGCAAAAACATGTGGGTTCAGGCTAAGATAGCTGACCTTACTGCTTAAGTAATCTGAGGGGGTGAGGGCTGTAATATTCCCTCACCCTCTCTTTCATATTCATGTGGGGGTTTAATATAGCATGGCTATCAACCAGACAGATTTAGATATTAAGTTAGCAATATATATGGAAAGACTTGATAGCTACATTGAAAGCCAGACAAAGTTAAACGAACAGATGTGTGCTAAACTTGAAAGGCTAGACACTAACATAGATGAGATATATGAGTGGAAAAGTAGATTAACAGGAATGAAATCAGCTTACCTTGGGGTAGGATTATTATTTGTCCATACCATCGCTGTCATGGGAGGGCTAACAGTACTATTCAAATGGTTTCTTTCAGGAGATAAATAAATATGGCAAATGATAGAGCGGATGAATGGGCTTCTTGGGAAGTTGACCCAAGTACTAGAACAAGTGTTCATGCTTTCACAAAGTATGCACCTATTACGGCAACCCTATCAACAACGGCATCAGATGTATTCACTGTCGATAGAGGAATGCCCTCTGTTAATATGGTAAGGAATCCATCAATTGAACTTAATGCTTTGACTGAGTTTACTGCTACAGGGTCAGCCATCTCTCAGAGTAATGCACAAGCAGCTACTGGAACTTATTCATTGTTAGTTAACCCTACGAATGCTGCGAAAGATGAAGGGTTTTATTATACCACTACTACTTTAGTTGGTCACCCTGAAGGCTCAGTCCTAACCGCTAGTGTTGAAGTTAGGGGGGCATCGGCTTCAGGAACTGTTAAACTTTCTATTCAGGATAGTGCGGGAGTGGAATTACTTGCTTCGGCACCCCATAGTTTGACTACAGGTTTCGTAAGGCTATCCCTTCAGTATCCCATAACTAGACCACCAGCTACCTATAGAGTTGCTGTTGTCACAGTTGCTCAACATAACATAAACTTCTATGTTGATAAAATCCATGTAGAACTACGTAAGGATAGTAGTATTACTGACTATGTTGATGGAGCACAAGGAGTAAATTACGAATGGATAGGAACTGCTCATGCATCAGAATCTAAACGTCGAGCGGGAATGTCAGTTATACGGGGTCTTAGATTAAAGAATACTCACGCCTCTATTGATGTGTATGTAGCCCTTGACCAGACGGCTTCAGCTACTGCGGGATTTAAGATTGGGCCTGGTGAAGTATTTGAAACAACATGGCCTGTGGACTTTAGAACAAAAATTTCTGCGGTAGCGGCATCAGGAACTCCCGCAGTACATGGAGTAGTATGGGGAATTCATCAGGGCTAACTAATTTTATAGACTACTCTTTCGGTAAAATTCCTACTCCTGAATCTTGGAAGCCAGGGCTAGAATCTCTTTTCGAATCTGAGGGTGAGTTGTGTTTGCTCGACAAGCAGGTAGGCCCAACCACTGTTCAAGATATTTCTGGTGCCTTGGATGAGTATGTAAGGCTCTTTAAAGCAGGTATAGCATCCGGTGCTGAGATACTTACTTTGTCTAGAGCTTTTCCTGATGTTGAAGACTTCAGTCAAGCAGCTGCTCGTCTAGAGAACGAGCCTGTAGTAGTAGGAGGGCCAGCTTCTGTTGAAGTGATTGACAGGGAGGGCCACCTAATTACTACCAATGCTTTGACTAAGGCATTTGATAAGTATATGGCTAACTTCCGTACTAGGAATGCAATGGTACTTCATTCAGATGTTCAGGTAGGCTGGGCTTTGCCTGCGTACATATCTAAGGGTGGTCAGATATTTAAGTCAGGTGTGGGAGAACAAGGACTATTCTTTATTACTGAGGTACGGGATGATACTCGTATAGCTAAGAAAGTAATAGACCAAATTAATGAGGGAAAACTTAGGAGCTATTCTATTGCAGGAAGTGCACTAAAAACACAGACTATGCAGAAAGGATTACAACCCTATATGCAGGTTGATGATTTAGAATTAGCTGAAGTAACTGTTTGTGAGAAGGGTGTAAACCAGGGAGCAAACTTTGACTTACTCAAGGGAATGTTTATACAGCCTAACCGTAAGACTTGCATTGATGGTAGTTGTCTAATACAGAAAGAGGAATGTGATGGAACCTGTGGTTCACATATTACTGTTCTTGTTAAAGAAGACGGTGGTCACCCACTAGACTTTCAGACAGGCTCACAAACTGGTAAGCTAGGCAAGGAACAAGTGCAATACAGGGATGCCTCTGAACCAGAGAAGAATGCTGGTATCATGTGTGGTACTTGTAAATATTTTAACCCTGGAATGAGTGACTGTGATGTAGTGAACGGAATGATTATGCCAAGTGACTGGTGTTCTGTATTCGCTCCTATAGATGATTCACCTGTATTAGAGAATGAGAATAATGTCAGAGAGATTATGGTACTCAATGATGATGGTGATGTAGACTTTGCCAAGTCTTTCAGTAACTGGCTAGAGAAACTATCATACACAGTTGACTTAGGCGATACTACTATGAACGGGCCAAACGAAATGGATGAAAAATTTCCTGGGTGGCGTAGAAATCCTGAAAGATATAAAGAGGAAATAGAACGACATATGACACTTAATAAAGGCAATGACCACACCCGCCCCAAAAAACAGAAGGGAACTGCGGCTCTTTATAAAGCTTTTGGAATTGGAATCATTAAAGAAGAAGACCCCTTCTCCCCTGACCACTCCATCTCCACTCTGAACAATGAGGGGGGGAGGGAGGCTGAACACCATAGTCTCTTGAGAGAGCAGGGCTTTCCATCTGAGGTGCCCCCCGAAGCCGCTAGGTATGTACCCGTCATTGAAACTGAAACCGATGACTTCGGTATACCAATCCACCTTAAGCCCCCGTGGACGGTTAATGAGGCAGGTCAACATCTAGGTGAACACCATGTAGAAGAGGCTATTGTTAAACAGTTCTTCAACTGGATGGAGATGCAGAACCAAACATAAATTTTTTAGGGCCGAATGTGTTATACTTAAGGGGTAGCTTTTTCGGCTACCCCTTTCTTTTGGGTATAATAGAGTAAGGAGGTGAGAGTTATGCAATTAAAATTATGGCCTAAAGACCCTGATTGTTCTTGTGAAGAATGTAGCTGTGACCAGTCACAGGTTGGGGTCAAGCGTGAATGTGATTGTATGGTATGTGATTGTGATAAGTGCCATCCATCAGAGTGTTTCTGTAAAGACAATGCTCATTCCTTAAAGGGCTTATGTGAATGTGAAACACCATGTTCATGTAGATGTGAAGAATGTGATTGTCTTTATAGAGACATGGAGTTTCTATCAGTCACACCATAGTGTGAATTAATTTTAGGAGGATTATAATATTATGAGGGTTCTTGTATCAGCGGCGGTTTGTATTGGAGCATGTGTGAGTTCAGCTTGTTGTGGTTTTAAGAATTCAATGGCAAAGACTGGATGGGCTATGCATAATAAAGCTTTGCCCACATCTAAAGCGGAGTGGGAAAAGTATTTTAATGATGGTGGGGATATCTAGTGAGGAAGAGTTGGGTGAGATGCCCAGGCTGTAATAGAAAGCTACATGCTAAAACTACTAAGACTGGTACAATGTGTACTCCCTGCTTAAAGCAGGGCAAGGTAATAGGTGGACGTAAGTAATGTTTAGACCACAGATGTTTGTTGCAATCATAACCTTAGGGGTGATGGGCATATGGGGTTTACGCATAGAATCAATTGAAACTGCATCTATGGCAGCAGGAGGTATAATAGCATTAGGTATGAAATTGCTTGACATCGACTCTAAGTAAGAGGGGGTGATCCTCTATCTACAACTGCGCTCTGATTGACATCTATCAGAGCGTTTGTTGTTTTATTTGAACGTTTTGTGCTATAATAATTTACGAAGTTAAAAAGGTTGGGGGGTCAAAATGTATAAGTACGTTCAACGTATGAAAGAGGCAACCCTTAAGTCATATATGCAGAAGCTCATGACAAGAGATAGTCTGAAAGATTTCATAGATGGCAATTCTTCTAAAGGATTAGATGTGCCAGTTATTTATGTAGTCCCATCGTGTGGCCCACTAGTAGCAGGACAGACATTCGGTAAGAGGTTAGTAGAAATATCTTCTTGGGTATTAGTGGATGATGAGGCTACAGAAGCTGTGCTTAGACATGAGTTAGCTCATGCAGTAAAGGTTCATTGTAACCTTCAAGGTACTGCTCATGGTGCAGGATTCATAGCATCTCTAAAGGGTGTCTCCCCAAGAAAGTGGCGTACAGATAAGTACTGGTGGCCTACTCCTGCAATAGAGGAGGCTAGGCTTAAGATACACACAAAGTCAAAGTCAATATTAAATAGAATGAGGTGAGAGAATGGTAGTAGAAGAGAGTTCTAAGTTTTTCAGGATATTGTTATTCATAGGATTTCTAGGGTTGTGCTTTGGGGCGTAAATAAGGATTTTGCTCTAAGCATGGTATAATATATAGTAGTCTAGGTAAAGCTTAAAGCTTTACGATATTCGTTATGAGGTAAGGAGTAGATATGGATTCAGCAAGGTTACATGAGAAAATACTATATCCCGTAGTTAGGGTACGGGCAGGTCAAGCTGGCGGTAGTGGTGTAATAATCTACAGTGAGCCTGACCCTAAAGATGATACTAAGTTCATTAATATCCTATTGACATGTCAACACGTTATTGATGGTGCCATTAAAATTAGAGATGAGTGGGATGCTATTCTCAAGCGAGAAGTTAAACGAGATGTACTTGATGAAGTAACCATTGAAGTGTTTGATTATGATGGTAGTAAGGTTGTTTCTGCTAACTCCACTACTGGTCAAATTATAGCATATGATAAGCATCATGACTTAGCAGCAATTAAACTTAATAGTAATACTAGGCAATTGCCCCACGTAGCATCTGTTATTCCTAAAGACCAGATTGATTGCTTGCAATTGTTTGACCCTGTGTGGGTAAGTGGTTGCTCTCTATTGCATGACCCCTTCCCTAACCCTGGTACTATTACTTACCTTAGAGAAGTCATTGACCAGAAAGCATACTTGATGCAGAATGCCTCTAGTATCTTTGGTAACTCAGGTGGTGGTTTGTTCCAAGGTAGTGGTGAAGAGTTCAACTTGCTAGGACTCACTAGTAGAGTTACAGTTACACAGCTAGGCTTTGGACTTGATGTTCAAACATGGATGGGTTTCAGTACTCACCCAGACAGGCTGTATGAATTCTTTGACCATCAAGAACTACAGTTCTTGTATGATAAGAATGATGATTTCTATTCAGCTCTAGCACGTAGAGAGGGACGGCGTAAAGATGCATTGCGTAGTATCCTTCTAGATTCACAGGGTGTTACGGAGAGCACTAATGACTAACACAAATCATTCTCATCCCTGTTGCCTAGAAAATTCTGAGCAACCTCTTCAGGCTCCTTACCATCATGTTCAAGATGATGGTAAGGATACTACAGCAGAACATTACTGGTGCCATAGAGGACATAAGTTTCAATCATCTAGTCCGCTAGTGATTGCTGTTGATGGCAATCCTGATTATAATAGTGGGCCAATATGTAGCTACTGCTTAGTTGATTGGTATCGTAATAATATTAATGCTGAGTTAGAAACATAATGAGTAAATGGATTCATAGAGATAGAAAAAGAGTTAAGAAGTCTACTGCACGAAAGATTGATGCTTCTTATAAAGAACGAGGGCAGGGTAAAGACTCTTCTCAAAAGAAGAAGGATGCTCAATTCCGTAAAAGTCTATCTGAATTTGGAGATGAATTAATGGATATGTTAAACGCTTAGAGATGAAGATACTAAAACGAGTTTTTTGTTTGCTATGCAGGGAGCATAAGTTCTCTGTCCTGTATATCCTTAGAGGAGAGGTAGGCATTGAATGTACCCGTTGCAATACTAGGAGGAAAATACAATATGACACAACAACCAGACGATGAAACATTTGACACCCCAACTAAGCCAGTATACCTAACCCGTAATGAAGCACTGTATCTAGACGACAGTTTGACTATGATGTTAGAATCTCCTGAAGGTGCAATACCTTTTGCTACTATGAGGCCAATGGCTCCTAGTCTATGTGTACCTGCTCCTGTAGACCTAATTGAAAAGATTGCTAATGCTGTGCTCTATACATTAGATATAGAGAATGCTGGAAAAGAAGCCCGTATTGAAGTCAATGATGGTGACCTATATTGCTTACGGGAAGTAGCTCAAAGCTATGTTCAAGTAGGTGGTGAGCCTGTTGGATTTAATCTTAAGAAGAAAATCTTTCTTGCTCTATATGGAGCTGAGTATTTTATGGGAAGACAGCTAGAGGATGTCCTAGATTCCTTTACTCCTTCCTTTAAAGATACTACTATTCCTACATCAATACTCCGTGGGGAAGATGAATTTTAAGGATGCTTATGCTATACTTGTTGTACAAAGCAGCGGATAAACATTCGCATAAACGGGAGGTGACAATCGTATGAATACTTGTCTAGTATGTAATAGACTCACAGCTACACAAGAGCTATTCCCTGATACTCTCATACCTATACTAGGTATTATAGAAAGTGCTCATGGTTGGGTAGCCCATTCAGATTGTATGTTTCCGTTTACTACTGCATCCTGATAGGGAATTTTTAAGGGGGCTATGTACAATAAATAGTTTTGATATACATAGTGAGTGTGAAGATGCTAGAGTATCTTGTGTGGAATGCCAGTCTCAAATCTCTAATTCACTGGGTATCTCTTTAGGAATCTTTAAAATGCTGAAAGCATATATAGTAAGAGTAGAACAAGGGACTGATTATAGATATGAATTTGAATAGTAATTAAGTATGTTGGTTGGCTTGGCTGGTATATATATTTAGGGGGGTTACTTTGTGAACCCCCCTAAATATATGGTTGGTGGGTTTGTGGTACAATATTAGAATAAATAAATAATACAGGAGAAAACAATAATGACTACAGCTTCCGTAATCCAAGAGTTGATGGGTGCAATAGAAATAGCAAGGGGAGATGCACAGTCTACTAAGGATAGTATTGCAGAAAAGACTCAGCGTCTAGAAGAGTTAGATACTGTTCTAGAGGAGAACCTGGGTAAGGCCGATGAGCTTTACAGTCAACTTGAGGAACTGGATGAAGTTATCGTAGAGTTGGAGAGTGCCGTTGGAGATTATGAAAGTGAGTTCTAAAGAAGTATACTCAACATATCAATGCTATCTGTGTGCTTATATAGATGAAGACTATTCTTATTTTACTACTATGACTGTAGATTATAATAAAGAACTAGTCTGTGTGGGTTGTGAGGATAGCTACAAAGAACACCAAGAAACTATTGATACATATGAGGAGGTAGACTAAGATGATATACAGTGACATTAAATATAATGATGCCGTAGCAACAGTTGATGCTGTCAGTGCTCAAAGTGCTATAGCTCAATTGAAGTGGATTACAGAGAACAAGACGTGCTTCTGCTTACGTTGTCGTGTGGAGTATAGAGAATCATACGGGACAATATTTTTAGGGGATGGTTACAATACTACTTGTATAGCTAATGTTGATATACGTTTAGTATAACTACGGGCTTGACTTGGCTTTACCTAAATAGTGGGGGGGTTACTTTGTGAACCCCCCCACTATTTTTACTTGGTGTGTATGGGGTATATATTATATTTTTCTTGAAGGAGAAAAGAACAGTGCGTAACTATAAGAAAGAGCGAACTAATGATGTCAAGGGCAGCTTCCGAAATATTCTTAATCTAGAACTCAGTGATGAGTGTGAAGTAATTGGAGAACGGTGGTATCCTGAAGCACATGAGGTTGCTATTAGCTTAGGTAAGTTGGCTGGATATAAAGGTGATGCTGGACGAGTACAAGTAGGGGCTGGTATACTAGCAGCTCTATCTCCACAAACTGAGTGGGGAGACAACATTCATATGGCACACATGTTAATAGGTACAGGTCATGCTACAGGACAGACTACTATTAACAATATGAAAGCTCTCCGTATCCTAGATGGAGAACATCCATTAGAAGTATTGAAAGGACGTAAGGTTGTTCCTTTCTATAAAGCCATAGTTGACCCTACTGGGGATAACCATCCTGTAGTAGACCGACATGCTTCCGCAGTGTATATGGGTCGGTCACTTGCAGAACGAGAGTTGAATCAATTGCAATCTCCTGTCATTTATAAGAGAATATCAGGAGCCTATGTCAAAGCAGCTAAGTTGAGGGGTGTCCATCCCAATGTACTTCAAGCGCAGACATGGTTGCAGTGGAGAATGGACAAGGGTATAAGTAGACAAGTAGGAGTACGAACTTAATGAGCCGTAAAAAGTATATACTTAGTGGTAAGCCCACGATGAATAGAGCTAATGAATCAGGTTGTGTTCAGATACCCAGTAAGGGAGGTCTAATGCAAAGACCTTCTGACCACAACCTAGAGTTTAATTCTATTAAACAGTTAGACCCTAGTAAAGTAAAGCCTTCCCGCATGTCTTCTGAAGAACGCAGAAGAATCCTTGCTCAAGAAAATGCTAACACACGAAGATAAGGAGACAGAATAAATTATGGCAGCTAACATATTTGGTGACAGGTTCTTTGGTCGTCGGACTCCAGCATGGCATCGAGTCGGTACAGTTATGGATGCTGATATGACAGCTACTGAAGCGATGAAGATATCTAAGATTGGTTTCCCTGTTAGGAAACTCCCTGCTTTTATTCAGCTTGAGAATGGGCAGTTCATGGAGTCTGGACATTATGGTGTAGTTCGTGAACCTACTGATGATGACCCTCAAGATAGGGTTCTATCAATGGTAGGTAAAGAATGGACTCCTATCCAGGCTTGGGACTTAGCTAAGATGCTAGACCCTATCTCTGAGACATATCCCGTAGAAACTATGGGTGCCCTAGGTCATGGTGAAAAGATATTCATGACACTAGATGCAGGTGAGGGAGCCATCGCTGGTGAAGACCATCATATGTATTACCTAGTTACAGACCATCGTGATGGCATGGGTGCTTTATCTATTGCCTTCACTCCAGTACGGGTAGTGTGTCAGAACACCTTGACTACTGGATTAGCTTCTGCTAAGGTATCTGTAAACCTAAAGCATAACCGTAACATTCAGCAAGATGCTGAGTGGTATGTCTACCTATTTAATAACATGCTCCAGGCTAAAGAAAAGGTTATCCCTGTCATGAATAGACTAGCAGAGTATAGGATTGATAATACAGAAGCCATGACTATTATTAATTCTGCATATCCTGAAGCATCTAAACCTCGTAGACTTACTCTATCTCAGGACATTACTCCTGATGATGTGAGTAAAGAAGTTTGGTTGTCTATTCTAAATGACAAGACCCATCATCAAGATGAGTATGAAAGGCGGCTTAATCGTTTAGATGCTATTCGTACTGGAGCATGGGATAGGTATCAATTCTTTAATGATAAGAATAGCAAGCTAGCTAATACTCCTTGGGGAGCATGGCAAGCTGTAGTAGAGACAGAGGATTTCCGTAAAGGCCGTGCTAATTCTGCTACTTCTATCTTTGGCATGAGAGCTGAAGCTAAGAGTAGGGCATTTAAAACTGCCTTGTCTCTATGTAACTAAAGATATTAAGGAGAAGTATATGATGGATAATTATGATTTGGATTACTTTAAAAACTTTGTTAGTCCAGAAGCATTGGAGGAGTTTCTAGACCCTCGTATCTTCTCCCGTGATATCATGCTTGATGACCCAATAGATTTTATTAATGGCTTTAACCTAGCCCTAGCTTTCACTAATAAGAATGAGTTCCCAACTCTTAAGGAGGAAGCTAGGTTTAGGATTGGGTTAGGTCTATGGTTAAATAGATATATTAATAGGATAGAGAATCAAGATTGGAGATGATAATCTTCATACCAATTGATGATATACCTAGCTGGTTTTCTAGAGAGACTAAGACTACTGAACGAGGTAGGTTCCATCTAACTAGAACTAACTTAACGCTCTATCTTACAGATACTTTAAATAATAGGGTAAGAATATTTCCATTCTTGTTCAGCATGTATGCTTGGTTTGAACAACAGTATGGATATGTTACTATCTTTGCACAGATAGTGGAGGCAGAATAACATGGGCAGAAGAAAAGGTTCTAAAAATAAACCAAAGGAGGTAAACAATGCTATCTCAGTACGAGAGATTTCTCTTAGTAATATCAGGGCTGATGATAATGTCGGTGTTTCTATACTTGACTTAAGTGAAACAGTACGAACAAGAGACATTCCTATACTTAAATATAACAGTGAGTCTAGTAGAACTAAGGGAGTTGAGAAACGTATCTTATCCTTAGTATCCAAGCATAAGAATTTCCATTTAAATACAGATGTCCTCATTGAATATGATATGTACTTTATAGATAGTGGTGGTTGGGCCTTCGCACAAATAGATGGGAAGTATGATATACTTATAAGCCACGTTAGAAATTTACTACCATTTCTTGGGGGGCCATATCCTATTGGAGAACAGAAGCGTAGTTATACTAGACGTACAGTAAGGAGAGGTACAAGACTTGGCTAAGAATGCTACACATAAAAAAGATAAGGATAGTTACAGACCGTGGAGAAACACAATTCCCTTTTATGGTTGCTACAGTTGTGGTAAGAAATTGCTAGAGAAGAACGGTAAGTTCTGTCAGGTTTGTAGAAATAAGTTAGGAGAAGGTTATGACCTCTGGTAATAAAGAAGAGCAGATAGAAGAACTAACAGAATGGATTGTTGAGCATATGGATATACCTGAATTAGAAACATATGCTAAACAACAACTAGAAGAATATTATTCTAGTGAAGAAGGTTTGGAAGACTTTGAAAATAACTACACTGAAATGAAAGAAATAAAGGGTGATGACTAATGCCAGTACACACACAAGAACTATTGAGTAATACACTGAGGGGGAAGTTTATTATTGCTAAAGCTTTATACATAGCTCATAAAGAATTAGGCAAAGTAACTTCTATAACTGAGAGACAGGATAGTGACATGGCAGATATGTTATCAATCCTTCAGGAAAGTTTCCCTTCTATGTGGAGAGTATTTCAAGTACTAGAAGAGAAGGAGCAACAAATTTAATGTCACTAATGATAAATGAGATACCAGATATGGAACCGAAGGATGTCTCGTTAGTATTGTTTGAGGATTATTTATCTTTAGCTGAGTCAGTACGTATTCTTCACTCAGTTAACAGTTCCCTTAGAACTCAGTTAGAGGCAGCTCAACAAGCATTGGATACCTATAGAAGTATAGAAGAGGATAAAGAATAATGGTTGAGGATTTTGCAGAGAAGATAGCTTTAAGTTTATACGGTAGGTCGATGAGAGTATCTATTGAGATGCAGCATTGTGTTAAGTGTGGAGATGAAGCGTTCATTTTTATTGATGAAGTCAGTAGAAAAGAATACATGATTAGTGGATACTGTCAGTCGTGTCAAGACCAAATTTTTAGCGGAGCAGATGACGATGCCTAATTGGTGTAGCAATCGAGTAACAATATCTGGTGATGCAGCAGATGTGAAAGCATTTAAAGAGGCAGTTAAAGGATACAGTAGTAATTTTAATAATCTGTTTAGCTTTGATGCTATTATCCCATTCCCTGATGAGTTGCATGGGATAGGTTCTCCTGTTACTATAGTAGATGCTGAAGAAGATATAGAAAAGTATAAGAAAGATCGTTCTGAGTCAGAGTTTGCATTGGGTAACTTACCTATTACTAAACAAAGAAGTCACGAACTCATAGAAAAGTACGGTCATAATAATTGGTATGATTGGTGTAGTGATAACTGGACTTGCAAGTGGGATGCTTGTGAAGTTAGACTGGAAGATTACGAAGCAGATTATATAGTCTATACATTTGATACTGCTTGGGGGCCACCAGAAAGTATCTATGAAACCCTCAAGCTACAACATCCTGATGTACATATCTCATGGTTCTATGATGAGCCAGGTATGCAGTTTGCAGGATACTTAGGAGAGACTACGTAAGTGGCAAGAAAGAAGAACGTACAGTATAAAGAAGAAAGTATATACATATGTCCATGTGGGGTTGCAGCTAAAGATGATATGCATAAAACATATTTCTCATGGCAGAATCTTGGGGGTACAGTAGTAATGCTTTGTGCCCCTTGTGCAGATAAATTACATAGGGAGACAATAAATAATGAGTAAGACAGTTATAATACAGGTATGGATGATAACAACTAATGGATTAATTGCTACAGGAGTATGGCTATCGTGGTTGCTGTAAGTAGCTTACTAAATAGAGGGGGTTATAATGGGAGTAGCATATTCACACATTAGTCCTGAAGAAGGTAAGGATAATTCTTTAGAGTATGTTAGGTTGAAACATAACCAACAGTGGGATAGGGAGGGAGATATACCTTACGCCGATTCTATATACAAGATGATTGATGATGTGATAGAATACCAACTAGATAAGATAGCAGACATGGAGTTGGAAGATTTCTATAGATACCATATGCAGAAACACTACGAGGATAAGCGTAATGCTGTAGAGTTTAACGATGCTTGGATGGCTTATAGGAGTGTAAGAAAACCTTGTGGATAGAATAGATGATGACTATAATGAGGAAAGACTAGAAGAAGCAATACTAGACTTAGCAGAATGGGAGTTAACTAGTATGGATTATACATCCCTACAAGAATACTACATTGAGGCAAAGATAGAATACTACCACAATAATCCAGAAGGTTTTCAGGATATGCTACAGTATAAGAAAGAATGTACTGACCCTGATACAGTATTCTATTGGGATGTAGACAAGAAGGATGAACTACGAATAGAGGAGATACCATGAAATATATTTGTTGGCGTTGTCGGATGTTGTCCTATACAACAGGGATTCCAGTTACCATTAAAAATACCTGTAATGATTGTAAGAATCATCCAGATAACAATGAAGTATGATTTTTATATACAAGAGCTTGATGCTCGTACAGCAGTAGACTTCATTCAAGCTAGGCATTACTCTAAAGTAATGCCTAGGTTGACTAAACATTACCTTGGTATTTATGATGGGGATATATTAGCTGGAGTATTAACACTAGGCTGGGGAACCCAGCCTTACAATACTATCCATAAATTATTTCCATCGTTGGGGAGTAAAGACTATTATGAAATTGGTAAGATGTGTATGGACGACAGCTATCCTAGAAACTCAGAGACTCAGATGCTATCCAAGGTTTTTAAGTGGTTCAAACTTAACTGTCCTGAAAAGAAGTTTCTATATACCTGGGCTGATGGGATTGTAGGGAAGGCAGGGTATGTATATCAAGCATTCAATTTCTGGTATGGTGGGTTCATCTGGACTGATATATACATTGGGCCAGATGGAGAGAAGATACATCCTAGGTCTACTAGGAAGTTGCTAGAAGAGAATGCTATCTTCTCAGGTAAAGAGAAAATCTTCTGGTTAACAGATGACTTCATGGCACATAAAAATATTAAAAGAATAAAGGGTAAGCAGTTTAGATATATACATCCTCTTAGTAATGAGGCTAAGAAACTTATGGCTACTTCCACAGTTAAGTGGACTAAGAATTATCCTAAGGAAGAAGATTTAAAATGGAAAATTAAAACAGGTTATAAAAAATATGAACCTCTTGAATCAATGCCTTGGTTTGATTTAAGTGTAGTCAATGTTAATAAAGCGAATGTTAATTCTCATAAGGAAGCAGTGTGCATATGAAGTGGAACATATATACCAATAAATATTACTATCAACAAGGGATGTATGTTGTTGATGCTGAGACAGAGAAAGAAGCAATTAATAAATGGGAGACTGGGGAATTTAGGGGTACTGATGTAGTCATAGAAACCAGTGAAGATTACTTTGAGTTAGAGGATGAACAGTTTGACTGGGTAGAACAGGTAGAAGAACTGCTGGAGGTAACACCTTAATGGAAGGGATGTGTACAGGATGTGCAGAAACTAAGTTTGTTGTAGAGTATATAAACAATGGGCATAACAAAGGAAACTATTGTATAGAATGTATGTGCTGTCCTGAATGTGGGGAGGTACTACCACCAGACAGAGTAGCATCTATGCAGTCAGTCTATATTCCTAAGCGAAATAAGAAGCCTGGAAATAAAATGGTGGTGAGTAGACCAGCAAAGGGATGCTCATCATGTACTCAACCAATAGCGGAGGAATGGGATGTACAACCTTAAGGATATTCATGGAAGAAAAAGTATTTCTGGTGTAGATTCTAATGGAAGTCTATGGAAGCAGTTTGAACTAGAGTACCATAAGTATTCTCGTTTAGAAACTTGTGTAGAATGTAATACTGAAATAGAATTTGGATGGTTTAATACTCTCTCCCCACAGATGATAGTATGCGATGATGAAGTTACCTATGCTTCTAAACGTTCTTTCTATTTTCCTGGTGAATTGAAGAGTATACCGAGTAGTAACTTTAGTAATACCGTTAGTAACCAAAGTCCTTTGTGGTTTCTATAGAGTAGTTCTAATTTAGAATGGCTTGGTTTACGTGCTCTATATTTAGGGGGGGATTCGTTGTGAACCCCCCCTAAATATATGGTTGGGTTTAATGTATACATACTATATAGTAAGGAGTTTTATATTATGGTGGAACCTATTAATAGTCAGGGAATTGATATCTGGTCAGCAAAGTTTGACAACGTGGTAGTTGATGTGAGTCCTGATGGACAGATGACTATTTCAGTAAGGACTGGGTTGTTTGATACTGATGGGAACAAAGTAGCTGAGTCCCGTCCTTCTAAATCATCAGGTAAAACTGACGTTGTTGCTACTACAGGGGGTAACATCCCTATCATGACCCTACCTAGTGGAAAGGTTCTTACCCTAGGCTTTACCGCCTACGTTAAGAAATAATTTCTAGTTATGGTATAATAGGGGGGAGGTATTTAATACCTTCCCCTAATTATAAGGAGCTTAGTTATGATGGATGATAATGAATCCCCGATTCCCGATATGAGTCGAGATAGATATAATGCAGGACAAGCATTACTTTCTCAGTTGCTAAACACACCAAATAATGAAGACAGCTTTAAGCATGTTACAAATACATTATCTTCAGAAGGTGTAGATGCAGCTTTATATTTATTATATATAGGATACAGTATAAAGTCTACAACGTCTAGAGACGATGAACTCAGAGATTTTAGGACACTTCTTCAAACTGCTACTGCTTTAGGAGCACTAGTAAGTAGAGATAGAATGCTTACAACAGAAAAGTTTGATAAGATGTGGAATCTAGAGACTGATGGCAACTAAGGGAGAGAGGAGGGAACAAAAAAGAAATAAGAAGTGGTATCAAAAAGCATACAAGAATAATAGGAAAGCCTTAGAGGTTGTCCTTGAGGCTATACGCAAGAGGTTACAATGCTAAACGATGATATAGATATACTTAGCAAACAGGTACATAGATTAGTAATTGAAAATAGATTATTAAGAGCTGCTTCAGAGGAACAGCGAAAGTTGAATGGGGAATTAAGAGTTACTATCAAAGAACAACTAGAAAATTCAGCTCCCTTTTCGTCAATCTACAACGGACATATACATCTTGCTATTGAATCCTTAAGGAAGATGATGTTTAAAAAGGAAACTATATAATGGCAGACAAAGAAAAGAAATACGTTAGGCTAGTTCCTACGTGGGAAGCTGCTGCTAGAATATTTACTCAGAACTTATTGTATGGTTCAGATGAATCTGTTAAGCATACTAGTATGAATGAGATAATTAAGATGGGTACAATGATTGACCAGTATAATAACACTGGTGAGATAGTTAATGAATGATGTTGTTACTAGAATTACTTATACTTCACTAGTACAGTGTCTTCAGTACTTAAAGGAAGAAGTTAATTATAGCTATTACCGTAATGGTAAAGGGAATCCTCCAAGCCCAAAGAGAATACTACAAGGCTATGGCTTTAAGATAAGACGCAAAGATAAATTAATTAAAGCTGTTGAACAATATCTTAGTTCAGTAGAGGTAATATAATATAATGGATTGTATCATATGTGGGAGAAAGAATGTAGGAATACCTAATCAAAGAATACATAGTGGATGGTGTTGGTGGTGCATTAAAAACAAGATGGAAGGCAGGGGATACGATAGCTATGGAAGACTATTTAAGTATGACTAAAGAAGAATATGAAGATACTTATGGGGAACGAGTTATCTATTGTAGAGTACATCACTCTACTGGAATAGATGGGTGTATAAGTTGCGATGAAGAACGAGAATATTATGAATCTTTTAATATAGATGAGGAGAAATCAAATGCCTAGTGAAAAAGCAATAGACCTAAGAAGCAATGACCCGTTACTAAATCCTTTTGGAACTGCTGACGATAAAGAAATTAATAAGTATCAGGAACAGATAGACCAACGGAATCCTACACTACAAGAAATCCTAACAAAGAATAGTATCACTACTGACCTTGATAGAAAGCTATCTGATTCTATTAATACTGATTACTTAGACTAAGGGAGGATGCATACAAGGGGTGTTGATATAGAGGATAATTAAAACTTACTGAAAAGGAATGTTGAGAATCTAAATATAATATCGTGGCTTCTTTGTGAACCACGATATTATATTTTTGTGTGGGGTTATGCTTGTAACTATAGAGGACTACTGGGACTGTGAATGTAGAAAGGAGTATATACATCCGAAGTATCAAACCACATGTACTAGATGTGGAGAACATCAAAATGATATGCCTGATTCTAGGCTAGAAGAAGTCATACGATTATTGGAGAATAAAATGGAAGAAGACATGTATGTATCAGAGTGCTGTGGTGCATATCCAGCAATCGAGTTGGATATGTCCACCGTAAAATACGGTGGCCCATCAGGATTTTGTGGTCGATGCCTAGACAATTGCATATTCGTACTAGAAGATGAAGGTGAGTATTAAGATGCAACCAGATAAAAGAGATGAGATACTGCACTGGATAGAAGATAATCCTAGGACAGTACAAGATATGCTAATACGAATGGTGGAACGACAGCCTGAACATGAGGGACTAAGCTTAGTTAGGAGAATGAGGTTGTATTCTAGGATGACAACAAAGAATGACCCCCTCAATATGTATACTAATGCACGATTATGAGAACGGTCATACTTGTCCGTCCTGTCATAAGACAGGTATCAATTGCACGATAGAAGATGGCTTCTGTGAGAATGAAGGAGACTGTAACGACTGTATAAAGGAAAGAGTATACAGAGGTGACTACGATGATGAAAGAGATGGGTATGGACAGGATTATTGTTGCAGACATGGGTTTGATGAAGGTGAAGACTGTCCTGTATGTGAACATCTAGATGGTGAACATGATGAAGAGTATGTAGGAAAGGATTGGAAAGGGGCAGAATACCCATGTCCATTATGTAATGGTTCTTCGGAACAAGAAGCACATCTTATCTATACTAACCTGAAGCTGAAGTATATGTATAAGGAGTTCAATGGAACATAAATTTGCTCACGTTTATAAAGCATTAGCAGACATATATATAGACTTGGAATCTACCTCTAAGCCTAGCGACATACATGATTCTAGACCTAGGAAATTACCTAATGAATTAACAAATTCTTTTGCTGACTTCTGTCATGCTTTGGAACTACATTATAATGTAGAAGAAGATTCATTTATACTAGGTGCTAGGCCACTCATTAGGAATGCTATTCCAATGAGAGGAACTACACTGGGTTATACTGATGAAGGATTAGACTTAGCTCAGATGGTAACGAGAGCAGTCTATGGTAATAAATAAGTATGTGGAATAGAAAACTCTGTGCTATATGTAAGACAAGTTTCGCTGTACATCCTAAGGCTAGGAAATACTTTACTAGACAACTATGTATACAGTGTAGACTAGTTTTAAAGAAGATGCCAGTAGAATATAAATTAAAACTAAACCTTGACCTATCTAATAGTGAACATGTTGTAGATTGTTAAAATAATATCTTTGGTTCTTTGTGACCAAAGATATTATTTTTCTGGGGGGAGAAATAGTAATAAAGAGAAGGAGAGAGTATGACTACAGAAGAGAAACAGGTTTACTATCGGCAGTTCCTAGACTATACTATTGTTGATTACAAAATAGTCCAAGGATTTCCAGTCCTAGTCTTAGCTAAAGATGATAAGATTATGTATGAAGTAACAGTATCAAAGAATGATCAAAGAACAGAAGCAGGCGTTCTAGTAGGCTTTCCTAGACCTAGCATATGGGGAGAGAGTAGTGAATAATTTTATGGGGATAGGTATAGTACAGGAAACGAGAGAATACACTAAGGTTCTTGATAAACGTGTATATATAGAACCAATTCAATTACCAGAAGAAAGCTTTGGAGTATGTAACGTATGGTATAATAGAAAAAGTAAATACTATAGGAAACATTCTTCTGAAGAAATGATACTTGCTAATGGTACATGTATGTCCTGTTGGGATAAAGGATTAGGTGGTCATAATACTCACCATCAAAAAAACCAGAAGACTAATAAAGATAGAAAGAGAAAGATTACTAATGCATTGTGACCTATGTTTAGAAGAGATAGTTGACAGAGATTTCTATGTACTACATAAGTATAACTCTGAGAGGGAGGAAGTATTTTCTATATTATATACTCATATAAACTGCCATCATATATCTATGAATATACTGAGGGAAGTTTGGAGCAATATAATCTCAGCTAAGAAAGAAAGGATAACAACATGAAACTAGCAGCATGGATAACTAATAACTTACAGATGATAGACTATGATATTGATGAAGTATACGGAAGTGATGGTCTTTTATATGGAGTTCGCTTTACACAGTATGATTGGAGTAAAGATACTGAAGGAGGAATTACTATTAAACCCCTCGACTATGATAGTCAATGTCCTAGGTGTATTAATGGTAAGTATATTATAGCAGATGGTTCTTACGGTTCCTGCCATCGTTGTGATGGGCTAGGATATATTACAGAAGAGAAACAAATTAGAAACAATATCTTTGATAGAAAGAATAAAGCTCTTAGTGATACGATGGTTTGACTTACGCCTATATAATATCAGGGGGTTCTCTTGTGAACCCCCCGCTATTATATCTTGGTTGTGGTGAATAATGAAAAGAATTCTGACCTGGGTACGAACAAAGAAACTATACTAGAGAGAAGGAAGTATAATCACATGGCTAGAAAATTACAGAACAAGTGGCTATCTAAAGAACAGTACATGTATATAGAAGGAGTTATTGGAGAAGAGCAAGGTACTGGACGGATGCTCAACAAAGATATTACTACAATGGTAGTAGCAAAATATCCTGACCTAGCTGACCAAATAAAAACTGTTCATCTGTCTTCATTAATTACTGCTAGAAGGGCATACATGAAAAAGAGAGCAGCTGGTACTTTTTCTTGGCAGAAGAAACCTGAAGAGACTGTAGTAAATACAGTAGATTGGATGAGTGACGCAAGTGCAGTAGGGGAAGCAATTCAGGAACTTGAACCTGTTAGTGCTGTTAGACCTTCTATGAAACGAGAAGCTTTTACTCCGCCTAAGAATATGGAAGCCCCAGTATCACATCAAGAGTATGTTACTACTAATACTATTAAGAGTCCTATGTCTTCTGCAATTAAGGACTGGAAGATGGAGACAATGGTAGTTACTTCTAACATAGGTACAATAAGTATCAGTTTAAACTCTGCAACTCTAAGTAATGGAGAGATTGCAAAGGTACTCAAGAGTATTCTACCTAGCAAAATGTAAAGATTAAGTTCCTAAGGATAGATTATATCTATCCTTAGGAATTAGAGGAACAGAACACATGAGGATAGCTAATAAATGTGGCTATTGTTATAAAGAATTCTTCTTGACTCCAGCAGATAATAAAAGGAGACATGAGAATAGTAGGTCAGGTAAGCTATTCTGTGATACTAAATGCAGTGGAGCATACCATAAACAGAATAGAATAAGAATAGCGAGTAAGGTAAGAGGACTAGAGGCTCAAGATGAATTAGAAAACTGGTTTCTTCCAGCTTATTCTTCTTCTAATAATATTATCGGTGGAGGTCTAGCGACCACCGATAATATTTTTTACGGTGGATTAAATTTACAACCTTTACAGGAGTGGTATCCCATGAACAGCAAAATAATTAAAGACCTATTAGCAGAACATCCTGAGTATGCTGACCTAACATTAGCAGAGCTAGCAGCAGTTGCACCGGCAACTCCTATTCCAGCAGCTTCTACAACTCCAGCACAGCATCCAGAAACTGGAAAACCCATTTTAGTACCAGCTCCAGCTCCAGCAATAGTTCCAACTATCGTACCTACTGTTGCTCCTAGTACTTCCTTAGATAATGCGATGGCAGTTACAGGATGTGATGCAGCATGGTGGGATGAAATCCATAAGAAATGTGCTTACAATCCTGAGCTTCAGAAATATATGTATGCTATAGTTGACCCAGTAGAGGGATATCAATTTACTAAGAACGCAGAAGGTATAGATATGCCTTGCTATAGGTGCAACTCTCTAGGTGCTTTAACCCAGCGTAAGCTTGCAGCTAATCTAAAGTATGATATAGGTCAAGGTATCATTGCAGCTAACCTAACACTGGAAGCATACACAGCGATGAAGAAAGAAGCACATCCATTATCTGTTACAGATATCCCATTCTAAGTTAGTCTAGGAATTGTACTGTCTCTAGCAATAGGGACAGTACAATAATAAAAACAAGAGAGGAAGAGTAATGGTCACTACTATTGGCGGGGAAGAAACAGAAACTAAGAGCAGGAATATCTTTTCAGATACTATAGAGCATCTTGAGCAAGAGAAAGAAAGACATCGTAAT